AATTATAATATTCTAAAAAAATAATTAATATAGATAAAAAAATAATACCATATTTTCTAGATTCTTGTTTATAATAACTAAAATTTTCAGGAAATTCATTTACTTCATATATAAAACATATTTGTATTAAAAATATAAAAAATAACATAATATGATTTATATTTGAAAAATGATTATTAAATATAATTAATATAATTATACTAATAATCAAATAATTAACCCAAAATATATTGTCAAATGGATCATTATAATTAGAAAGTATTAATGATAATACTGTAATAATACAAACAGTATAATCATTTATACAAATTATAGTAGATATACATATAATTAAATATTTTAGCAAATTTATATAAAAAGTATCTATTATAATTTTCATATCAATAATATCATCAAATAGTTTTGTAAAAATACCTAATAAACTACATAAAATATAATACATTAATATATAGTTAAATATATATTATGAAAATTAAACCAGAATATTTTATTATATTAATTATATTAATTATAATGATATTATTAATATTTAATAAAAATCATTATAATTTAGCAGAAGGATATGTAGCTGCTCGCAGCAGCAGCAGTCGCAGTCGTCATAATAATAATAATTCTAAAACAGAAACAGAACATAAAAAGGCGGACCCTTGTTGTATATCATAAGTATTTGAATTAATAACAATATAATAAAGCAATAAAAATATACGTAAATATATTTTTATTAAAGAACTCATGGCGGGACTCGAACCCGCAGCCTTCAGATTAGAAGTCTGACGCGATATCCAATTTCGCTACACAAGCACATCCACTTTTTATAGGCGCAAGCTAACTAAAGTGGAGCAAAACGTGTCCACCCTATCGGGCTGACTATTTACTATTTACTATTTACTATTTTTATTTTTTATAATTTGCTGTATTATTTGTCAATATGCCGACCACCTCTAGCGGAATTGCATTTAGACTGCAGCAGCAACTTCAGCACCAGAAACAACCTTGACATTCTTAGCAAAGTGAGGACTCATAAACTTTTGGAGATTGAAGTATGTAAGTTCATCAGTCTTTCCAAGCTTGAGAAGAGCAGCCAACTTGGCATCAGGGATGATCTTTCGACCATTGCTCTTGTCTTGTAGCAAGTTTGTTCTAATGTAAGCATTGATCTCACGAGTCACTGTGGTGCGTGCCATTTCAGTTCCCTCTGGCTTTTCCAAGAAGGAAGCCAGTTCACTACTGATCTTTGTTGGCTTAACAAATCCAGAAGGAGCTCGGTTTCCTGATCTCTTCTTCTTCTTGTTTGTCTTTTGACTTGTTCTTAGTTCCTTTGACCAAGCCTTCTCAAGAGTTCTATACTCAGTCTTTAGGGATGCAATAAGACCGCCAATTTGTTGGAGCTTTGCAATAAAATCAAGTGACTTCTCAGCCAAAGGAGTTTCAACTGCATCTTCAGTTGATGATTCTGGTGCAGCAGCAACAACTGGTGCAACAGTAACTGGTGCAACAACTGATTCAGTCTTTACTACCTTTGCCTTCTTAACCTTTGCAACTTTTTCTTCAGATGCAACTGAAGCAGCTGCAACTTGTGCAACAACTGGTGCTGATACTGGAACTGAGGACTCTGTCTTGGAGGAAGCTGTGGTGGTTTTAGTTGTTCTTGCCATTATACTATATCTATATAACTAGTATTTAAGTAGATTTAACCCCTTATATATATTATGTTATCATAAAGGGATCTAAATTATAAAAATATAAATAAATGATCAAAAAATGAATAAAATATTAACTGCATTATTTAAAAATAAGAAAATGATTGATAAAGCCACGGCAAAGCAGTAGCAGCGTTTTCATTTACAATTGTCAATGCACCAAGAACATAACATGCGCCTAAAGCTTTATTCTCTGTGTTTACTCCGCTATTAATTAATTTCTCCAGTAGTTGAACAATAATATAGATACGCAATTTATCCAAATTTGTTTCTTGCATTAAATAATTAAAATTAAAAGAATTAAATGGATCACCTTGAGGACAAATTAATTTTTTAGTTTCACCAGTAATTTGAGCACGATAATACCAAATATCTGCCAAATCTCTTGAAAATTTAATTAATAATGCTCTATTTAAAGATAAAAACCATTGAAACTCGCTATAATTACCTAGCGCATTAATGCTTTGAAATATTTGTATCACTTTTAATTCTACTATTTTTTCTTGACTAACAATATCGGATTCTATTTTAATTGTAATATTTTTATTTAATGCATTACTTAATCTAATCATTTTTTTAAAATCGTTGATAACTAAATGACTAATAATATTTCGATTATATGGGTTTTTAATTGGTCCATCCGATTTTAAAATTAAATTATAAAAAGAAATAATATCAAACCCATATGTAAAATTATCTATATCAGTATAACTAAAAAATTGGTTATTTGATAACTTGCAAATTAAATCATCTGATAAAAAATCGCGATCATTTGTACATAATTGCCGATTTTTAATTAAATATGCAGGTCCGTGTAAATTATGTAAACTTCTTTGCATATGACCTCTAAATATTTTTTGTATTTTAATAATATGACGAGATAATGTTAAAAATATATAAATACGAGTTGTCAATTCTTTTTTGGTCCCAGATATTTTCAATTGATATATTTTTGCAATAATTTTTAATTGTGCAATACTATAATTAAATTTTAATAAACAACTCGGTTCCACAATTGTTGGGATGATCATATTTTCTTCCGCTTTTTCAAGATAGCCTCCTAGATTGGGTATTTGTTTTTCACATTTTTTATGTAATAAATGAATATAATTATCCACAATACTTTTTTTAGATGACATTTATATTAAATATATATAATAATGTATTTATATCTTAACTGTGAGTTTTGATTTAATTCGTGTGTTTTAAATTGTATTTAATCATTCTTAAAAAAATTGATTTAGAAAGAAACCTATAGAGTATAGTATAATAGACAAATGGAACAAATCATTGACCTTTCTGAGCTTAATTTTAATGCCAATTTAATGACATTTTCCACTCCAAAACCTTCTGGTTCAGGAGGAAAAAGTGTTGGAATATATTTTGATAAATCAATTTTTAGAGTATCACTTCCTGAGATGATTCAATGGGGTGCATCTGATTTTAAGGATGAAAAAACAGGTAAAGGTAATGATAAATTTGAATTTACACTTCAGTTTCCTACTGAAGGTTATAAAAATGAAGAAACTACAGTTGCTCTAGCAAATATGAAGGCAATTGAATCAAAATTATTGGAAGCAGGTCAACAAAATGCAAAGCAGTGGTTTGGTAAAGCATATACTGCTGAAGTATTGAGTGCATTGTGGTCTCCTATGTTGAAATATCCTAAGAATAAATCAACTGGTGAACCTGATCTAACTGCAGCACCAGGACTTCGGGTTAAGTTGCCAAAGTGGGAAGGACAATGGAAGTCAGAAATTTATAATGAAGATGCTGAGAAATTATTTCCTAATGCAACTAATGATGCATTGACTCCTGTTGATTTCTTGCCAAAGAGTGTTAAAGCGACGTGTTTACTACAATGTGGTGGTCTTTGGTTTGCAAATGGTAAGTTTGGAGTTACTTGGAAGCTCATTCAAGCAGTTGTTCCTAAGCCAAAGGCATCACTATTGGGAACTTGTTTCTTGAAGAAGAAGGTAACATCAACTAGCGTAACTAGTGCATCAATTCAACCAATTGAACAAGTTTCTAGTGCAGTTGCAGCAACTTTAGTTGAGGACTCTGATGAGGAAGAAGGAGAAGGAGAAGGAGAAGGAGAGGGAGGGGATGATCAAGAACAAGTAGTAGAAACCATTGTATCAGCAGAAACAGTTCAAGAACCTGTGTCAATTCCAATAGTTATTGCAGAAGAAACTGGAAAGAAGAAGGCAACCAAGAAGAAGTAAATAATAAATAATAAATAATAAATAATAAATAATAAATAATAAATAATAAATATAGTAGTAGCTAGTTATATTTTGTGTAATGTTTGCAAGTAATTTATAATATTAATTTTTTCATTTAATATTATACATTCAAATACTTAAATAAATTTGATCCTAAAAATGATGTCACTTTTCTTAGAAATATCAAATACATCTTTTTCTAAAATTTGAGAAATACCTTGCCCTTTTAAAATATAAATTTGATCTATAATACACGATAATTTGACCACAGGGATTTCAAATGTATATTTTTCTATATAAACTAAATATATCTTATCAAAAAAGAGAGAAAGAGTTAATGGAATTTGCACTGATATTATTAAATTATTATTCTCATCTATTTCTACATTATCAGGTAATTCTGGAATACATTTTACAATAATATCATTATCTTTACTATCTTTACTACTATTATTTTCATTTATACTGTCATTTATACTTTTTTCTTTTTGAAAAACAATTTCATTATGCCATAAAGGAACATAATAAATTATATTCTCTACTTTTAATTTATAAATATTATTTTCAAATAGATCAAAGAGAGAAGGATTCAATATGAATATATGTACATCTTTATATTTCTCTAAAATAATTTGTTTTACTTTTTCTAAAGTTTCATCACTAATATGTAATATAGTTTTATACTTAATAATAAAATCATAAATATATATACACATTTCTTTATTTATAGATTCAAATAAAGCAACTGAAACAGCATCTTTTAAAATAGAGAGAACTATTTCATAATTGACATCTTTAAATAATGTTTTTAAAAACAAAGTCAAAATAAACATATAACCTGAGTCAGTTTCTTGATCATTATCATTTTCATCAAGTGCATTAACTCCTATTTCTCTCTTTAATAAATCATAAGCTTCTCCAATTTTTTGAAAATGTTCTTTAGATTCTACTGTATTTCCATTTTTATCAGGATGATGCTGTAGAGCCAGTTTATGATATTTTTTCTTTAAACTTTGTAAATCTATAGTTGTTAAATTATCTACATGAAGTATATTTAATGCATCTGCTAAATTCATTATTTGTAATAAATTATTTAGTTAGGTTTAAATACTTATCTTCGATATTTCATTAGCTAATTTTTCACCACCAATCATAGATGGTTCAATTTCTGATGTAAAGTCTTCTTCTTTTGCAAGTATAGTACTAGCATCTAATACTTTCAAATGATTATCTTCAGCATATGCGCCAACTAATTCATTCCATTTTTTAATAGATGGATAATACTTTTCATATTTTTCATCTGTAGGATAATATAAATTGATCAATACTATACAAGATTTGTCCATTCTCTCTTTCATTAAATCAACTAAATCCATGTATTGTCTAAAAATACTACTTACTGGATCAATACCTTTTAAAATATCATTTCCGCCAATAGAGAGAAATATACACGTGCTAGGTTCATTTAAATGTTGAGGTAATATATTTATCTGTTCTTGCGCATCTTTTATAATAGAATCATTTACTGCAAAACAATAAATATGAGCATCTGTTTTTGTAGATAATAATTTTTCTACCGAGTTTTCCTCTAAAACATAACTATTATTTTTTAAAATACTATCTCCTACTAAAATAATAGATTCAGTTTTTATAGGATTTGAAAAAAATTCTATATTCATATTAGTATTCCAATAAAGATAACAATTTAATATAATTATACTAAAAACACCAATAGTAATTATTATAATTATATTCATAATAAACTTTATATATATTATAATGAATTTAAAAAAAGAATTAATTATAAGAAGTATTAAAATATTAGATATTGGTTATATTACTGCAATATATATTACATTAGGCATTATTTTAGCAACAATATGTGATAGAAATTTAGGTAAATTTGATGAAACCAAAGAAAGTAAAAAACCATTATATCAAAGTATAATTGAATTAATTTTATATTTATGGTTTATTGGAATTGTTGTATATATTGTAAGAAATTTAGTTCCTTTAATTCCATTTCCATTAAATGGTATATATGGGTTTGATCATTTAAGAGTTAAAGAAGTTACATCAGCTGCATTATTTTCATTTGCATTTATGTATTTTCAATATAATTATCAAGATAAAATAAAATATGTTGTTGACAAATTAATACTTGTGTATAATTGAAATAATATAATATAAATATTGTTCTAAATGATAAATAGGTCTATAATTATTATTATAATATTGAAAAAAAGAAAATGTTTTCACTAATATTAAAGAGAGATCTGTTTCTCCAATTTTATTTTGTTCATTTAAACTAGTTAATATATACCAAATACAATCAGTTATATTTAAATTATAAATAAAAATATCATAAAGTAAATCACGAAATTTTAACATTTTTAATTCATTTATATTTATCATGGCATCAATAATCTTTTTACATATAAATTTATGAGAATCTATCAGTTGAATTGAGATGCCTTTAATATTATTAATATTTTGCAATTTTAAATCAATAGGTAATTTAGATTTCAAACATTTATTATATATTGTTTTAGATGGTCTTGCAATATGAATTGTTTCACAACAATTTAAAATAGAATCTGGAATAAAACTAATAGAATCAGTAATTAATATATATTTTATATCAACCATATTTGTATTTTGCTGCATATAACTATAGAAATTTTCTAATAATTCATTATGTATTTCTTGAAAATTTTTGCATAAAATAATACCAGACTTGTCTACCTTTGCAGAAATAATATCTATAATTTGTAAATATATTTCGTGCCATAATAGTTTTGAATTGCATCCTAAGAGAGACATATCTATTTCATAATGAATGTCACTTATTTTAAAAAAAAGGGGCTGTTTATTAAAAGTCAAACTGATTTTTTTCTCATATTTTAATTCTGATGGACTATAATGTTTTATTGATTTTAACATTTGAGTATATTTACCTGTGCCTGATGGTCCGTAAAATATAATATTTTTTAGATCAGTAAACTTCTTTGGAAATTTTGCAAATACTTTTTCCATTTTTGGATGTAAATTTTCTTTTACATTTATATATTCTTCAAAATGGGTTTCTAGAAATTTCATTATATTATATATTATTTATAACATTCTTTATTCTCTTATATAACTTAAAACTTAATTGTTATTAATATTATTAATGAATATAATTCAAAATTTAGATCAATATAATATTAAAAATGTTTTTTATTCAGACCCTATTAAAAATAATATTATAAATGATAGTAATTTTATAAGAATCATTTATTCTACCTCCTATGTTAGTTTAAATGGACTATCCATATTTATTCCAATTATAAATCCGATTATTGAAAAATATTTTAATAAATATAAGTGCACTTTTAATACTACCATAAACAACCATATCATTGAACAACTAAAAAATATAGAACACGAATTATTAAATATGTTTTTATGTAAAGATAAAATTCCACAATATAAAATAGTTGAACAAATGCAAAATGGTATTATTCATTTTTTTGCAAATAATTTAAAGAAAAATAATATATTTATTTTAAAAATATCAGGAATTTGGTTTAATGATACCACTTATGGATTAACATATAAATTTATGAATCAATCCCAGCATTAGGTTTAAGTAACTTCATCCGTTTGAGTTAATGTAATATAATATTCATTTCTATCATCAGTAGTATTATATTTTAATATATCGCGTATTACTACAACATATCCAAAAAACCATAATGCAAAAAATAATATGATAAATGGAATATCTACATTCATTATTGGAGCATAACTAGGCATATTAGTCGGGGTTGATTTATACATCTCATTTGATAATGATGAACCATATATAATTATTATTAATAATAATGTTAATAATGCATTTGAAGATTTATTATAATATTGCATTGAAACATATAATTCATCAATACTACTTTGATGTTGAATTAATATACTAATTAAACAAATTATAGATACCAATAAAATAATAAATGGAAATGCATTCATCAATACTAATGCTTTATTAAATGTAGTATATTTTGAAAATATTAACATCAGTAACATAATGAGTATAATTGCCATAATAAAATATCCAATAAGTGCTGCAGCATAATTATTTTTATAATCAAATACACTTATAATAAGAGAAATTATTCCTCCAATCATAAAACCAGCGCCAACCATTTTTATTATGTTACTTATACCTGACATATATATAAATATTATAATAATTTAAATATTATAATATTTGTTATTATAATGAGTCAATTTGATATATCAACAAGTCATCCAATAATTCCTAATGCTCAAGAATATATGTATGAAACTAAATATTTATCAATTAGTTCTCTAGATATAGATAGAACTAAATTTTCGAATGTGTCTAATTTTGAAATAGAATTACCTCAAGATTATTGCAATATTCAATCTATTACCTTAAGTTCATGGATATTTCCAAATAATTTAAATACTTTTACAAGATTTTTTAGAAATTTAAATATGACATTTATTATTAATAGACCATATAGACCAACTGCTGCATATGTTCCTGTTGCAACAGTTCCACCTGCACTTCCTTCACCATCTTATGCTTTATTAGAAGCAATATTTCAAGCATTATATTATAAATTTAATTCATCTGAACCAAATTTTTTAATTACTATTGAAGAAGGGTCTTATACAGTAAATCAAATGGGTTATGAATTATCTAATCAGTTTAATTATATTGTATCAAAATATATTATACAATATTTTACTGATACAAGTGATCCAAATTTGGCAGAATTTTTAAGTACTGGAGAATATACACAATTTATTATGCTTACTGATCCGGTTACTCAAATAATGCATTTTGGTAATCAAAGTTCTGGATTTGTATTAACAAATGGCTCTCAAATTAATTTAGAAATACTATATCGTCCAATATGTACACAAGAAGTCGGGGATATTAGTCCAGCAAATACATTATATGGATTATCTTATTCTTTAGGATTTATAGATCAACATCCAAAAGAATATCCTGCTCTAGAAACTGAGAATCTTAATGATATACGTTTTTTTGGAGAACAAGGAACAACTGGAATTTGGCTAACTCCTGCTTATAATGACTCTAATTTTGTATATTTTGTAAAAGCGCCATTTAAATGGAATGTTTTTTCTGGAAGATATTATGCATTTATGGAAATAGATAAATTTAATTCATTAGATGAAACCCAACAATTTAATGTAGAAACAGGAAGACCTACTCCAGGTAGGGTTAACTCTGCTTTTGCAAAAATGCCTATATATACTAATTCAAGTTATCCAAATAATAATGTTTATTATAATAATCAAAATATTGACAATATTATTCGCGTATTTAATCCACCAATTAATAGAATACGTCGATTAGGTATTAAATTAAAATTTCATAATGGCGAATATTTATTTTTTGCAGGAGAAACATTCTCATTTACTTTAAAATTTAATTTGTTTTTACCACAAAATGCAAAAAAATATACGATGTATAAACCTGAGAGCTTCTAAGCAACCTTTAGAAAAGGTTGCGCCAAATAGTAATTGCTTAATGGTCGCTATTTTTATTGTTATTTTGCTCTACTTTTGAATTTTCTTAGCAGTCGCCATTTTGCTCCACTTTTTCTAAAAGTGGATTTTTTAAAAGTGGATCCATTGTTCTAAAAGAGAGATTGGACATGTTTTATAATCTCCTTTAAATCCTTGCAATTTAATAAATTTAGGTGTTTTCATTTTCTCTGTTTTATAAAAAATATAATCACCATATTGTCCATTACGGATTGATGCATTTTCATTAATTTTGCGAACGGGTTCCTTAATTAAGGATGAAGATGATGGTTTTCTCTCTTTTTCTAATTCTAAAAGAACTTCGTGCCATTTAATATTATCTATAGGACGATTACCTAATTTTGATAAAGATATATTTTCTTTTGTATCTTTTAAAGTTGCATATAGTCCATATCTCCCTTTTTTAATTATCACATCTTGATCTTTGTATTGACCAATAATAAGATCTTTGTTTAAATTATCTTTAGTGTCTTGAACTATTTCTTCTAAATTATATTTACCTTCTTTTAAAAGAGAGAAATCCAAATCTGGTTTCACTGATTTAAATATGACTTTACCATCTTCATCTTTACTTTTTATTACTGGTCCATTCTTACCAATAATAAAGACATTATCTTTATCAATCTTAATAGCGCCTGCTTTATTTTCATCACTTTTTTCTTTTCTTTCATTATTTCTCTCTTTTTTAAAAATAGAAAGTTGTTCTTGAATGTCATTTAAACAATCTTGGCAAACACTTAGCCATTCCAATTTACCTAAACATATTTGATCTAATTTTTCTTCCATAATTTTAGTATATTCATAATCAAAGAGAGAATCAATGTGATTATCTAAAAAATCCATTACCATTATACCAAGAGGTTGTATAACTAGTTTACCTTTTTCTTTACCAAATATTTGTTTCTCTTTGATTTCTTCAATTGTTTTATCTATTAGTTCATAATTAGTGCATTCTATTTCTTTACCTAGAATATCTTCTTTGACAACATATTTTCTCTCTTGTATTTTATCAATAATAGATGCATATGTACTTGGTCTTCCTATTCCTTTCTCTTCTAAAAGTTGTATTAATCTTGCTTCTGTATAATGTCTTTGTCCTTCATTTTTAAGAGAGAAAACTGTCATTATCTTTTTATATACAATTTGTGATCCTTGTACTAGTTGCAATAAATAATGATAATCTTTTATTTCTTTTGAATCTTTGGCATCCTTTTTATTCTTCACTATTTGCCATCCTAAAAAATGAACTAATTCTGTTGTATTTTTATAAATATATTGTTGATTTTCATTATCTTTTTTACTTTGTATTTCTGAAGAAAGAGAGAAATATTCAGCTTTAGACATACAACTTTCTAAACTGGTCTCCCAAATTAATTTATACATTCGTCTCTCTTTTGCTGTAAATTTATCATCCCCATTTTCAACCTCTGGTAGATCTTTCAACAATATATTTGTTGGGCGTATAGCTTCGTGCGCCGACTCTGTATCCAAGGAATTCTCTAATTTGAGGATTTCCGGTGATATGTATTCGGGCTTTAAGTAGTTTTCTAATATATATTGTTGGACTTTAGTAAGAAAATCTTGGGAATATTTGGCGCAATCTGTTCGCATATATGTAATATATCCTCCTTCATATAACGTTTGACATATTTTCATTGTTTCTTTTGGCGAGAGATGCGATTCATTGCTTGCCTGCTGCTGCAATCTGGATGTAGTTAAAGGATCTGGTTGCTTCTTAAAGACTTTCTTTGGTTCTTCTCTCTTGTAATAATGTTTAGAATTAGATTCTATATTTAAAAAAGAGAGAACATCTTCTTTATTTGTAAACTCGTGATTCAAATCATATTTAATATTTTTACTTGAAAAATAACCAAACAATTTAAAGGATGGTTCGCTCATTTTATCTTTATTTTCTATATAATTTTGCCAAACCAATTTTAAAGCCGGACTTTGGCAACGACCTGCTGATAATGAATTCTCTTGATTTGCAGAAATATTTTTCCAAAGTAGTGGTGTAATATTATATCCAATTAAAAGATCCAATATTTGTCTGGTTTGTTCCGCCAAAACATTATTCATGTTGATCGTCGTATGATGTTGCATTGCTTCCAATATTGCTTTCTCTGTTATTTCGTGAAATAGAATACGTTTCGTAGTGCTGATGGGCAGACCATATTCTTTACAAATTGACCATGCAATAAAATGCCCTGCATTATCATCATCTGTTGCTAATATCACAGTACTCGCATTCTTTATTTCTCTCTTTAACAAATCTGTTTGTTTTTTCTTTTTAATATCTAATTCATATTTTGACTCAAATGTTTTCATATTAATAGAAGAGAGACCATTCAAATGATATATATGTCCAAAACTAGCTATACATTTATATCCATGTCCTAAATATGATTCTATTTTTTTACATTTACTTGGACTTTCAACTATAACTAAAATCATTATTATAATATGTGATAATGATTTTAATAGGTTTTTATTTTAATCATTGCGCTGATAGTCGCTACTTACCGACCGCCTCTAGCGGAATTGCTATTGCTCCACTCCTTCCATGAAATATTCACCACTGCTTTCACTTCTCTTATTTCCTCTTCTTTACTTTCATTTTGCTGAGCCAATTTATCTGCCTTCTTCACAGCAGCATCAATATACATTTCTTTCAAAAGTGTCCCCACCATTACACTGCCTTCTTCTTGCTCTAATTCGCCATCTTCTATTAATCGTAATACATTCAAAAATCTATTTAATATTTTAAGATCTATTTCATCTTTCTTAATCTTGTTAAAAATATCAGTATAATAAGTAAATAAAAAAGAACATTTTACTGGAGCTTCTTCCGAAACTTTTTCCATATTATTTTTATGTTTTGCCTTTAGCATTAACAATTGATTAATATCTTCTTGAAGCAAATGACTATGCTTTAATTGGCGAATCAATTCAGTATTATCTTCAGATCCATTCGCCTTAATCATCTCTTGTAATTTTAATCTATCTGTATCATTCATATTCATATTATTATAATTATTTAATTAAAATAATATTTAAACTATTTCTATTATATAATTATGACAAAATATAGAAAATATAAAGGAGGTTCTGCTCAATCAGTGATGGAAGCTAGAAATTTAAAAAATATAGAACATAATAAAATGATTCAATCTGGAGGTGCTTCATATTTTAATCCTCCATTTCAAGAGAATGGCGGAACATCTACAACTACAGCTACACAACTTGAACAAACTAAAATGCAATCTGCTTCTTATTCAGCAGGCGATGGTAATGCAGGAAAATCACAACCAGCGCCAGTACCAGCAAAAGGCGGAGGTAAAAGAAAATCTAGAAAAGGGAAATCTAGAAAAGGAAAATCAAGAAAAGGGAGAAAAGAAAGAAAGAGGAGAACTAGACAAAATAAAACATCAAGAAAAAATAGATCAAGGAAATAGTAAAAGTCAATTAAGAATTATATTATAATAATATAGTTATGCCAAAAGGAAATGAAATGATATATTTTATCTATGTAAATATAGGGTTTTTTATTTTAAATATGGCAATTGTTTATTATGGATCAGTAGCAGAAATCAAAAAAAACTGGCCATTATATAGATGTAATCCAATGTATATGTGGTTATCTGATGATATGAATGAAGATTTTACTGGATGTGTTCAAACAATGCAATCTGATTTTATGCCTGATTTATTATCACCATTGAATTATATTGTTGCTGAATTATCTGGTATGGGTTTAGGATTTGTTAATGAAATTCAAGCAGTTAGAAATATGTTTGATTTTATTAGATCACAAGTTACTGGTATATTTAACCAAATATTTGGAATATTTATTAATTTAATAATTGAATATACTAAAATAGGAATTAGTTTAAAAGATATGATGAATAAACAATTAGGTATAGTAACAGTTATGTTATATTTAATAGAAGGAACCGGCACATCTGTTCAACAAGGAATGAATACATTTCAACCTGTAACAGATATTATATCTCCTTCTCCTTCTTGTTTTCATCCAAATACCGATGTGAAATTAAAAAATGGACAAATTTATCATATGAAAGATGTTCCATTAGGATCTATTTTAGAAAATGGAGCAAGAGTTCAAGTTGTATTAAATCTAGAAAAAACAGAACCTTTATATTTAATTAAAAATTTAGGTGTTAATAATTCAGATATTTATGTTTCCGGATCACATTTTATTTTTTATAATGATAAATATATTTTAGTAAAAGATTGTCCATTAGCTGTCCCGCAAACAAAAGTTCAATCTGATATATACACTAGTTTAATTACTAGTGATCATACTATTCAAATAGGTAAAATAACATTTTGGGATTGGGAAGATGATGATTTATACAAATAAATGTGTGTTTTATTATCCAATTATTATATATGAATATAAATACACCCCTAGATCAAAGTTCAAAGGTTATTAATAAAATATATGATAACTTATCTTATTTTGATTTATACGGCAGTTCATTAATATTTACAATCATTTTAACTATTATTGTTTTACTTTCTATTGGATTTGCAAATGTAATGCAACATATAGCACCAATTAAAGACAATTGGATAGACGAAAGGTGCAACCCTGCAAATATTCCATTTGCAGGATTTATTAATAAACCCGATGATGCTACTATTACTGATTTTACACAAGATAATTTTAATTATTGCACTCAAACTATTTTACAAGATGTTACTAAAGTAGCAGTAATGCCATTAAATTTTATTACAGAAAGTTTAACTATGTTATATATAACTATAGCTAACTCTATACAACTTATCCGTGTTATGATTGATAGTATTAGAACAAGTTTAAAAAAAATAATTAAGGACATTTTAGATAAAACAGTTAATATAACAATTCCATTAAGAGAAATAACTATATCTATTTCAGATGCATTAGGAAAAACAACTGGTATTTTAGTTACTAAATTTTATATGCTTATTGGATTATTTGATATAGTAAAAGGAATTTTTAGTGCTATTGCACAAGCCTTAGGAATATTATCAATACCTCCTGCAACCGCTGTTACAATTTTTGCAGCATTATTAATGTTTCCTTTTATGATTGTTCCAAGTATAGTTTTGTTAATATTTATGGTGGTTTATGGTATGGCTATGTATGTAGAAAATAAATTTGAAAAAGAAATTGTATGTTTTGATAAACATACGAAATTAATACTGTCTAATGGATCTAGTAAATGTATTATTGATATTCAAGTAGGAGATAAATTAACAAATGATGATATTATTACTGAAAAATTTACTCTTTGTGCAAAAAATATAGATATGTATAAATTAACTGATGGCCTAATTGTGAGCGAAACACATTATATAAAATATAATAATAATTGGATCAAAATTAAAGATTACCCTGATTGTGAAAAAATAAATAATTATAATGAATCCTTTATATATTGTATTAATACTTCATCAAAACGAATAATAATAGGCAATAATGAATATTTAGATTGGGATGATATTATTGATACAACAATAAATAAAAAACAACATTGTTATAATGAAAATACTGAAATTTCTCTCTTTAATGGAACCCAAAAAATAATTAAAGATATTAACATTGGTGATATTTTATCTCACGGAGAAAAAGTATTTGGTTTAGTGGAATCTTTAGATGAATCAAATAAATCAAATAAATCAAATAAATCAAATAAATTATATCATTTAATGACAGATAAAAAAAGTTTGTATATTAATAATAATAAAGTTTGTCATTATGATTAAGTTATTCATTAGTTATTCATTAGTTAAAATATTATCTATGAAATATGTATAATATGGAGATCAATTTTAAATTAGAACTAATTCTATTAATACTTATATTAATAGCCATTATATATGGTTTTACATTTTATTCATGTTGCAGATGCGGAAATAGTAAAAGTAAATCAAAAGAAGGATATTCTGATTTATCTGATTATAATATTCAAAAAAGACCAATCAATACAAGCTCTTGGTTTACACCCAATTTGACATACAATGGAAGCAAAGCTACTAGTAAAGGAATACAAGCTATTGAAAATAGACCTCCTCAACCAATTCCTTTACCCAAAAATGAAATGTTGATGTTTGCAAATACACCATTTGGTCCTGAATATTGTCCTAATACTTATAGTAACAGTATGGGTTGCGCCGCAATGACAACAAAACAATACGGGTATTTAGTGGAGCGTGGTGGAAATAATGTGCCTTACTCTGAATATTAAGTAAGGGTCTAGACCCTTATGATCCCAATTTACATCTAATTTGACATCTAACTGGGGTCAAAGGGGTCACAACCCCTTCTCACATATAGAGCAGTAACATATTCTCATTGAATTATCCGGATCAATATCTATATAATCAGTTACATAATTATGTTGACATTTATTTTTAATTTGTTCATCTATATCTTTTAAAAAATTTTCTAAATATAATTCAGTAGTATTTTCATATTGAGGAAGGTTGTCTAGATAAACAAGTATTGATTTTATTTCTTCACTATTATTATTTAAAAAAAAAAGTTGTTCTTTAACAAGTTTTTTTAATTTTATCAATAACTGCACTTCTAATTCTTCTGTCATTATTTATTATATATTGTAATCTTTAACTTAACTTTAAATATATAATGATTGCATTGCAGCAGAATTTGTATCCGTTCGTTTAATTAATTTATCTACAATATCTTTTGTAACATTAAACGGGAAGGTCACTTTTACTGCCATATCTTCTTCAAATAAATTTGTATCAGGTTTCATTAATCTATACAAATTCAACTTCGTATAAATAATTTCAATACATCGTTTTAATGTTCTTACTCCTTCTTCTTTTTGACAAAACTTATCAATAATATAATGAATTGAATCATCTGGTATAATAATATCTTCATTTGCAAATTTCACTTGCTCGCAAATTTTTGGCAATAAATGTTTATTCACAATAACTGTTTTCTGTTTTGCATTATATCCTTTTGTTTGTATTTTATACATACGGTCTCTTAAAATTGGATTCACTAAGGATTCATCATTATAACTAAAAATGAATAAACATTTACTCAAATCAAAATCAATCTCTGAAAAATATTTATCATGAAATTGTGTATTTTGTGATGTATCTGTTAAATGTGTTAAAATACCAATAATTTCATCACCTTTTGGTGTTCCTGAAACTTTATCCAATTCATCAAAATAAATGACTGGATTCATGCATTTACTATCAATAATGATTTGCACAATTTTGCCCCATACACTTCCTTCATATGTATAAGAATGACCTTCCAAAAATGATGAGTCTGTTGCACCACCAAGAGCTATAAATGCAAATGGGCGATTTAAAATTTTACTAATACCTTCTCTAACTAGTGAAGTTTTACCAGTTCCCATGGCACCAGTAATTGCAATAGCTGATCCAATTGCTTCAGGATTTGTAATCAATTGTCCCATCATTTGCATAATTTGCATTTTCGCATCATTTAATCCATAAACCGCTTCATTTAATACTTTTTGTGCATTAAACATAAACTCGTGACATTTTTCTACACCATCTGCCATACTAATTGGTAAATTTTCAAACTTACCAAATGGAATTCTCATAAATGTATCAACCCAGTTTTTAATTTTATAATATTCGCCTGATCCAGGATCCATATATTTTAAACAACTAATTTTTTTGAGTGCAACTGCTTTATACAAATGAGGAATTTCTGCTTCTAAAATGGTCATCTTATATGGTTTTTCAATTCGATTAATTTTATTAATTTCTTTCATTTCTTTAATAATTTTAATTTGATTTTCTAATGATGTTTTTTGGAAAAAGGTAAAATCATTTAGCGTATTCTTATCTTTCAATATTTTTTTAAATATTCTTGCATTTTTATCCTTTTGTTTTTGCTCTTTTTGTTTTTGTGCTTTAAGTTCTTCTTGTTTTGTTTTTTCATACAGTTCAATACATTTACTTAGCATTTTATTATCTTTATTTTGATCTGACATTTCTACTAATTTTTCTAATACTGAATCTTTATTTTGATCTATCTTCTTTTCTTCTTCTTTTTTATTTTCTTTCTTCTTATTTTCTTTCTTCTTATTTTCTTTCTTCTTATTTTCTTTCTTCTTATTTTCTTTCTTCTCTTCTTCTATTGATGAAACTGATTCATCTTCATCTTCAGTTTCAGTTTCTTCTGATTCATTTTCTTCATCATAATCATCTGTCCAATCTTCTTCTTCTGCGCATTTATCACCAATTGTAAATATAATATTAAATTTATTTTCTTTAATTCCTTTAGTTGATTTAACTGGTTCCTCCTCTTCTTCCTCTTCTTCCTCTTCTTCCTCTTCCTCCTCTTCTTCCTCTTCATCCTGATCACTTGATTCTGTAGTTTCATATTCTGATTCTTCCTCTTCCTCTTCATTTTCCGATTCTTCGGATGATTCAGTTACATAATTACTATCAGAATCTTCATCTTCCAATTCCTCTTCCGATTCTATTATTTGTTTTTTCTTATTAGATTTTTGCTTATCTTCTTTTATATTTTCTTTTATATTTTTACTCTTTTTATTTTTATCTTCCTTTAATACCTTCTTTAATTTTTCTCCTGCTTTAATCTTTTTATCCATATGTTTAGATGGAAATATTTTTGATACAAATTTTCTATACTCGTGTGAATCCATTTCACTATCATTTTCACTAATAAAACTATCATCTGAATCCGAATCAGATTCTTGATGACATTTTTTATTTCGTTTAGGTTCTGATACCTTCTTCTTATTATTATTATTATTTTTGGTTGATGATTTATTTTGTTCTTTAATTGATGACATATTTGCTTATTATAATATAGAATTTTAATTTTAAATCCAAATCAATTTTTATATATATAAAAAATTGATTTTAAACAATCTAAATATTATTATAGTAATATAAGAAGAATGTCAAGAAATAACAAACTCAGTGTTAATAATAATGTTTCAAAAATTGTAGGCATACAATTTAGTATTTTATCTCCAGAAGAAATACGAAAAAGTTCTGTTGCTGAAATTACCAGTCGAGATACTTATGTCAATAATAAACCAATTATTGGTGGTCTATTTGACCCTAGAATGGGTGTTTTAGAACCTGGTCTAATTTGTCCTACCGATGGGTTAGATTATATGCAAACTCCTGGTTATTTTGGTCATATTGAATTAGCTCGTCCAGTATTTTATATTCAATATTTAAGCACATTATTAAAAATTTTGCGATGTGTTTGTTTTAAATGTAGCAAATTATTAATCAGCAAAGAGAAATATAATCAAGCTTTAAAATTAGTTGGTGAAGCTCGTTGGAAATATGTATTTGCTTTAATTTCAGGTAAAGTTAAACGTTGTGGTGAAGATACTGATGATGGTTGTGGATGTTTACAACCTACAAAAATTAGAACTGAAGGATTAGCAACAATATTTGCTGAATGGAAAAATAGTAGTAGTGGATCTGCTACTGCTGCTACAGGGGATGATGCTCCTGGAACTGCTACAGATGCTGCAGCTAATATTGTTATTAAACTTACTCCTGAAATGGTATTAAAAATATGTAAACGTATATCAGATGAAGATGTTAATTTTATGGGATTTTCACCTACTTGGTCAAGACCTGATTGGATGATTTGTCAAGTTATGGCTGTTCCACCTCCTGCTGTACGTCCTTCTGTAAAACACGACGCTCAACAACGATCTGAAGATGATCTCAGTCATATTTTAGTTAGTATTATTAAAACTAATAAAACATTGCTGGAAAAAATTAAGAACAATGCTCCTGCTAATATTATTGATGATTGGACTTCCGTTTTGCAATACTTTGTAGCAACTCAAATTGATAATAAATTGCCTGGCGTTGCTTCTAATGCTCAACGATCTGGACGTCCATTGAAATCTATTAAAGATAGATTAAATGGAAAAGGTGGTCGTATGCGTGGTAATTTAATGGCAAAACGTGTTGATTTTAGTGCTCGTTCTGTTATTACTGCTGATCCTAACATTTCTATTCGCGAACTTGGTATTCCGTTGAAGATTGCTAAAAATATTACAAAACCGGTTCTCGTAAATGCTGTGAATAAAGCATTCTTGACTAAATTAGTATTAAATGGTCCTGATGAATGGCCTGGTGCAAAGATTTTGGAGAAACGAAATGGGCAGTCTATTACACTTAGATATTGTGATCGAAAATCTATTATCTTGGAAGATGGAGATACTGTTCATAGACATATGATGGACGGTGATCCAATTCTCTTCAATAGACAACCTACTTTGCACAGAATGTCGATGATGTGTCACATCGCCAGGATTATGAAAAAAGGGGATACGTTTAGAATGAATGTAGCCGATAGACTTTGTGTTGGCAACAGGGGGCGTTAAAAGCGTGTTACCCTCTAGTGAATCTAAGTTTTTACTTGGATTTGCGAAATACCTTGATGCTGGAAGTCCCCAAAGCAATTACTACCACTCTGATACCGAAAGGTATTAAGAGGAACTCGGTTAATAACCGACCCCAATGGTCATAATGTAATTGATGAATCCTGAAAAGGATAAAACGGGTAATCAGCAGTGTTACTTCCTAATGTCGTTATAGTAGACTATGGAAGGCATTCAGAGACTGAACGGGTATTGGTGAACAATGAAGGAGTAACTAACCTGAGTTTGCTTAAGATACAGTCCGGCCCTTTAGGAAACTATTGGGATGGTACCAACAAAACCTTATAATGCCGATGAAATTTTTGTGATGTAATATCGTATCAACGTTGGCAACATGGGGCGTTAAAAGCGTGAAACCCCATAGTGAATAAATTAATATATTTAGGAAATGATATAAAGAATAAACTATATAGTATGTAATGGATACAAACAATGAAAATGTCAAATGTTGTTCAAAATGTGGTGAAATAAAAGAAAATAATAAGTTTATAAAAAATAGAAATATTTGCAAAGTATGTCACAATGCAAATGCTAGAGCAAATTACAACAAAGTTAATAATATAGTTTTAAATGAAACTATTGAAATAACTGTTGATAATAAAGCTGAAGTTACTCAAAAATGCAATACATGTAATCAACTCAAATCTCTATCTGATATTGTTAAAAATAGAGTTATATGCAAAGATTGTAATAATTCAAATCGAAGAAATAAATATCATACAAATGATGAACTTCGACTCAAAATTATTAAACAAGCATCTGACTTTAAACATAACAAAGTTGTTGAAAGACAACAAAAGAAATTAGAAGAGATTGGTGAAGATAACAAAAAATGTAGTATATGTTCTACAATTAAAAATAAGTGTAAATTTCGTCATAATAGGTTAAAATGTAGAAATTGTGAAAGAGATGAACCAATTGCAAAGTTTAAAAGAGTAGTACGTGCTAGAATATGGTCAGCATTAATTACCAAAAAACTACATACAATTGAATATCTTGGTTGCTCTTCACCATTTTATTTACAATGGATTTTAAATTATAATGAAAACTATACACTTGATAATCGTGGCACTGAATGGCATATAGACCATGTAATCCCATTATCACATTTTGATTTAGAAAACATAGATGAACAAATGATTGCATTTAATTGGAGAAATACTATGCCTTTAGCAGCAAAAGAAAACTTATCAAAAAATTGTAAAATAATAAAACCACAGATTGAACAACATTTGAAATATTTAACAGAATACCATACAGAAAATAATATAGAATTTCCTAAAATATTTATTGATTTATTTGCGAAACACCTTGTTGCTGGAAGTCCCTTAGAGCCTTTACTACCACTCTAAATATCGAAAGGTATTAAGAGGATCTCGGTTAATTGCCGACCCCGATGGTTATAATGTAAAGGATTGGGTAATCAGCAGTGTTACTTCCTAATGTCGTTTAGCAGACTATGGAAGGCATTCAGAGACTGAACGGGTGTTGGTGAACAATGAAGGAGTAGCTATCCTGAGTTTGCTTAAGATACAGTCCGGCCCTCTGGGAAACCTTAGGGAGCCACCGTTTGATGGCGATAAACAAATGTAATGTAAACATCTTGTCACCAACAGGGAGCGTGAAAAGCGTGTTACTCCCTAGTTAAATTATTCTTTTTAAAAAGCACTTAAAAATATTATATTCTATTATAATAAATGGATCCATCAAAATGTTTAGAACTATCAAAAATAATTTTAGACGAACCAACTAAAAGATATTGCGAAATATATAAAATAATACATCTTACTAGTGGTAAAATATATGTAGGACAAGCGGTTTCTCATATATTAAATCATAAAAGATATAGACCTTATGGACACGAAGGCAGATTTAAATGTCACATTTCAGAAGCATTCTCAACAAAAAAAAATCAATCACATTATTTAAATAATGCCATTAGAAAATATGGTGTTATAGATTTTGTAGTTGAATTAATAGAATGTTGTGAAAGTTCTCTTGCGGATGAGAGGGAAATATTCTATATTAATGAATTAAATAGTTTATTTCCAAATGGTTTTAACCTTAAAAAAGGAGGTAAAACATTTACTCATAGTGATGAAAGCAAAAAACGTGTATCTACTGGTGTAATAAATTATTTTAAAGAAAAAAAATATGAAAGGTTTAAAAATATAATCAGTATTGACAATGATATTGAAAAATATATTAAACCTTTAAATAAACATAATTCGCAATATGGTTGGTACGTTTATATTGATAGATGTAAAGCAGATTTTGGTGGAGTTCATAGTCCATTAGAAGAAAGTAAACAAAGTGCAATTAATTTTATAACAAAATTAAAGAATGATTTGGCAACATGACCAAATTGCGGGAACTCCCTAAAGCTATCACTACCACTCTAATGTTGAAAAATATTAGAGGAACTCGGTTAATTGCCGAACCCAATGGTAAAAAAGTGATTGATTCATCCTGAAAAGGATGTAGTCCTGAAAAGGATAAAAATGGGTAATCCGCAGCCAAGCTCCTAACCTCGTTATGATAGAGAATGGAGAAGGTTCAACGACTAGACGGTTATGGGTCTTAAATGATGGTCTAATCAACCTGATAAGGCATAAGGTATAGTCTACTCCTACTGGAAACTTTAGGAAATTCATGGAGATGAATTTACATATGCCGCAAGATGCGGAATCCGACTCGGAGCTTAAAAATTTAGCAGCAGTTCCATTCCAAATAATAAGTCCTGCAAATAACAAAGCAATTATTGGAATGTATCAAGACTCGTTACTTGGAGCATATTTATTCAGCAAAAAGAATGTTGCATTTACACAAAGAGATGCAATGAATTTACTGATGATGTTTAAGCGTGTCAATGAACATGCATTGAGAAAAGATATAATTACAAATTTTGATTTATTGACACAAATATTGCCACCACTCACATTAAATTACAAGACAAAATTATTTGGCACAGAAGATGAGAAAGATAAAGCAAATTCAAATAACATTTTGGAAATCAAAAATGGAACATATATTCGCGGACAAATGGAAAAAGATGTGCTTGGTGCAGGATCAAAAGGATTAATTCACCGAATTTGCAATGATTTTGGAAATATGGCTTGCGCTGATTTTATTGATGATATTCAAAATATTGTGACAACTTATTTGAAGACCGCCTCGTATAGTGTTGGTATTAGTGATTTAATTTCAAATGAGGCAACCAATACCGCTATTGTTAAAATCATTACTGAAAAGAAAAATGATGTGAAAAATTTGATTGATCAAGTGCAAATTGGTGTCTTTGAAAATAATACTGGAAAAACAAATGAAGAAGAATTTGAGTCACAAGTGAATAATATTTTAAATCAAGCTACAAATGAAGCAGGTAAAGAAGGATTGAAAAGTTTAGGAAAGGATAACCGATTTGTTATTATGGTCAATGCAGGGTCTAAAGGTTCAGATCTAAATATTTCCTTTATGGTCAGTGCATTAGGACAACAGAATGTAGATGGAAAACGTATTCCATATGGATTTGCAGATCGCACATTACCTCACTTTACTAAATTTGATGACTCGCCAGTTGCTCGTGGATTTGTTGAAAGTTCTTATATTAATGGGCTTTCTCCTCAAGAATTGTTCTTTCACGCAATGGGTGGTCGTGTTGGTCTTATTGATACTGCAGTAAAAAGTGTAACATGGGAAACACCTATTATTATTATTGAAAATGAACAAGCAAAATATACTGAAATTGGACGATGGATTGATAGACAATTAGATGATAAAATAAATACTTCAAATATTCAACATTTTACAGATAGACAAATGGAATTATTAAATATTAAAAATGGTGATGTTTATATTCCAACAACAGATGAAAATGGTCAAGTTACCTGGGGTGAAGTTACTGCAATTACAAGACACGATCCAGGTGAAGAATTATATGAAATTAAAACATGTGGAGGTAGAAGTGTTATTGTAACAGAAAGTAAATCATTATTAATTTGGAATCCAGAAACTAAAAAATTAAAAGAAATGTTAACACCAGATATTAAAGTAGGTGATTGTGTTCCAGTTACTGAAAAATTATGTCAACCACCAGTACTTGTGGATCATATTAATATGACAGAATATCTTTCAAAGAATGAATTTGTTTATGGAACAGATTTTAATATGGCTATACAAATGATGGAAGAATCAATGTCTAATCGTGCAAGAATACCTGCTGGATGGTGGGATGAAAATAATGGGTCTACTTTTACTCTTCCATACACTAAAAAAGCATCACTTCAAAGAACAAATGTTCGTTCAAATACATCTAATATTAAAGATGGATTTATTTATCCTTATAGTGGAAATCGTAAAGATACTGCTATTCCAGACAAGTTTGAACTAAATGAAGAAAATGGAATTTTCATTGGATTATTTTTAGCAGAAGGAAATGCTCATAAAAATACAGTAAATATTTCAAATAATAATGAAAATATAAAATCATTTGTAAAATATTGGTTTGATAAATATTCTATTGAATATACTGAAAGATCTAGAATTAATAATATTGGTGGAACTAGCACAAGTATTATTGGTAATTCATCTATATTATCAACATTCTTAACAAAATTAGTTGGACACGGTGCAGCAAATAAATATGTTCCTAGTGAAGCATTTATTGCACCAGAATGTTTTATTATTGGATTATTAAATGGTTATTTCTCAGGAGATGGAACTGTTAGTAAAAATTCAGTTGAAGTTGGATCTGCATCTAAACGACTTATTGAAGGAATCTCTATGTTATGTTCTAGAATTGGAGTATTTGGAAAAGTATTTAAATCTCAATTAAAATCAAATAACTTTGGTACACAAAATATTAAACCAACATATAGATTTTCAGTAAGAGCGCAATGGGGACAAATATTTGCAGAGAAAGTATCATTTTTAGAAGAAAATAAACAAAGTAAACTGAAGTCTATTAAATGGTCAGAATCACATCGTAATTTTGATACATATAATGATGTGGTATTAGATAAAATTGTTGAAATTAATATTATTCCTAATCATATTGTTATTGAAAAATATCCAAAGGTGTATGATTTAACTATTCCATCTACCCTTAATTTTGGATTAGCAAATGGTCTACAAGTGCGCGATACTAGCACAACAGGATATATTCAGCGCCGATTAATTAAAGGATTAGAAGATTTAATGGTTAATTATGATATGACTTTAAGAACAAATAAAAATAAAGTTGTTCAATTTACATATGGCGATGATGGTATTGATCCAATTAAAGTAGAAAATCAAAATATGCCTATAGTTGGAATGAGTATTCAAGATATTTATGCTCACTATAGTTTCCCTGAAGAAAATGGGAAAACAAAAGTATTAGCAAATTTGCTCTTGAAAAATACAATGACACGATTCAAAAAACAATTGCCTGAATATGAAGTAAAATGCAAAGAATATACTGATATGATGATCCAAAATCGTGATGATATTGTGAAAAATGTATTCAAGAATAAAGATGGAAGTGTGGTGAACTGTCCAGTTGCATTTATGCATATCATCAATAATGTTCAAGGACAGCAAAATATTAATTCCAGTTCTATTGTGGATATTACTCCTCTTGAAGCATTTGATTTGATTGAAAATTGTTATGCCAATTTGGAGAAAATTCGTTGCGCTGTTCCAACTCGACTTTTCAAAACACTATTTTACTACTATTTGTCTCCAAAAGAATTACTCTATGTCAAACGATTTAATTGCGCTGCTTTGAAGATCCTATTGGATACGATTAGTTTAACCTATAAGCGAGCTATTGTCAATCCTGGTGAGATGGTTGGAATGATCGCCGCGCAGAGCATTGGGGAGCCTACCACGCAAATGTCTGCCTGGAGTTGTGAGCATATTAGGTGTGTAAAAATTAACAAGAAAAGTGGAAATATAAATATGCTCTCAGGAGAAATTGGTAAACTATGCGATGATCTTATTTCTCAATTACCGGAATATACATTTAACACTGGACACGCTAACAGTGTTGAAACATTATTGGAAACATTGGATGATGAATATTATATTGTAGGAGTAGATGAAAAAGAACAAACCCATTGGAATAAAATATCACATGTAAGTCGTCATCTAGTGAATGGCGAAATGATGAAAGTTGTTACTAAAAGTGGAAGAATAGTACATACTACAACTAGTCACTCACATTTAATTAGAAAAGATCAAAAAGTTATGCCAATAGTTGGCGCTGATATGATTAAAGGAATGCGTATTCCAGTTGCAAAACATATTGATAATGCATTTATAAAAGATACAGTTGAAATTGGAGAGAAAACATATCAACTTGATTATTTATTTGGATGGTTTATTGGTGCTTATTTGGCAGAAGGAAATTTAAATAAAAAAACAGGAACACAAGAAACTAATGGAACTATTAACATCACCAACATATCGCCCTATTTTATTGAAAATACAAAACAATTTGCGGCAAGATTTAATAGAGAAGCAAAACAATATGATAGAATATGTGAATATGGACCAAGCACAGTTACCAGATTTTCCTGCCAAGTTTTAGCTCAATTTATGCTTCAAACCTGTGGCAATGGATCCTTCGTGAAACACGTTCCTGACTTTGCATTCTTAGCTCCCAATGAATTTAAAGCGGGTCTTATCCAGAGCTACTTCGATGGAGATGGAAATTTCCAAAATGATAAAGGTCATCATCAAATTCGTGTATGCAGTAGATCAGAACAAATGATTAAAGATATGGCATTACTTCTCAACTATTTTGATATTTTTGGATCTATTAAACCAAATTTTACTAGAGGTTCAAATATATATAATTTAGCAATTTCCTCCAAATATGCTGCTTCCTATAAAAAGCAAATTGGATCACAAATTCATCAAGAAAAGTTGGATGAAATTATTTCCTATACTTTGAGAGATGACGCTCACGATTTGTCAGATGAGATTGATAAAATTCCAGGATTAGGAGATGTCATTGCAAGATGTGGAAAAGTATTGGTTTTACCTAGACAAAGTGCTACATATGGTAGATGGGCGAAGAAAGAATCCATTGGCAGAAGAACTTTACAAAAATATATTGAGATCTTTTCAGCACATGAATCTGCAGCAATGATTAAACCAGAATTGGATATATTAAAACAAGCAGCGGATTCGTCTGTCATTTGGGATGAAATAGTGGATATTGAAATTTACAGTCCCGATCAGACAGAAATGGTCTATGATTTTACTGTTCCAGGGAATCAAACTTTTATGACTGATTATGGTGTGATAGTTCATAATACATTAAACTCGGTCACTTATGAAACTGAAATTATAGTCCGTGATCACGCAGGTCAAATTACAAAACATCAAATTGGAGATTTTATTGAAAATAAAATTAAAGTGGCAACAAAGACAGAGTATTATAAAGATAAGGATACAACATATTCAGAAGTAGACAACTTTTATGAAATCCCAAGTTGCGCAGAAAATGGAGAAATTGTTTGGAAACAAATTGAAGCAGTAACACGACATCCAGTTATTAATAAGGATGGGTCAAATACAATGTTAAAGGTAACGACAAAAGAAGAGCGTGAAGTCATTGTGACAAAAGCAAAATCTTTATTAAAATTAGTTAATGGAAAAATTATTACTGTAGATGGAGATACTGTAAAAGTAGGTGATTATTTACCAGTATCTATTCTACCAATCACATTTGCTGAAAATAAAATACTAGATTTGAAAACTGTATTACCACCTACAGAATATATTTATTCAACTGAAATAGAGAAAGCTAAAGAAGTAATGCATGAATATAGATGGTGGACTAAACATCAAAATAAAACATTTACTTTGCCATATAAACGAAGTGACTCTTTTGTTGCCAAAGTTAGTGAAAAGTTGAGACATGGATGTAAAACAAAAACTGGATTTGAACCTGGATGTGTATATATGATGCAAACAAATATGAATGATTATCAAATTCCAGATAACATTCCATTAGATTATAATTTTGGTTATTTTATTGGTGCATATGCAGCAGAAGGATGCACGACAAAGTTTCAAATTAGTATTGCAAATAATGATACAGCATATTTTGCTCCTATTTTGGAATTATGCAAACAATGGAATATTACTACAAAAATATATAAACATGAAGATAAGAATGAAGAAGGATGGACAAGTCAAGATTTGAGAATTTATAATACCGTATTATGTAGAATATTAGAAAAATTAGTTGGAAATCTAAGTCATAATAAGTTTATTTCGGATAAGATTGTATTTTCAAATAAAGAATGTTTGCACGGATTTATAGATGCTTATATTGGAGGAGATGGATCAATAGATAAAAAAGCAGATACAATTATAATTTCATCTGTTTCAAAAGAAATGCTAATTGATGTGCAACAAATATTAAATAATTTAGAAATTTATAGTTTTATTGGAAAACCTAAAAAAATAGAAACAAATAATAGAGGATCATTAGATATTAAACAATTATATACTTTAAATATTACAGGTGAACAGACAAAACAATTGGCATCAATGTTAAATATGAAAATTGGTTATAAACAAGAAAATTTAAAAGGTATAATGGAACATAATTATACTTATAAAATACATAAAAATGCAACACTTATTCCTAATGAAATTGATGGAAAAATAGTTTTTGAAGATAGAAGTCCTAATAAATATTCTAATTTAATTTTTGATAAGATTAAAAGTATTGAAGAAATTTCAAATACCACCAATTATGCATATGATTTAACAATTGCAGATACAAGAAATTTTAATATTTATAATGGACTTGCATTATCCGATACATTTCATTTTGCTGGAGTTGCCTCTAAATCTAACGTCACCCGTGGTGTGCCAAGAATTGAAGAAATATTAAGTTTGTCATCGGAACCCAAAAATCCATCATTAACTGTATTTTTGAAAAAGGAAGACGAAACGAATAAGGAAAAAGCGCAATCTATTATGTATATGTTGGAGCATACAAAAATGGATGAAATTATTAAATCAATCGAGATCTGTTTTGATCCAGATAATATGAATACAATGATCCAAGATGATGAAGCAACAATGTTACAATATCAAGCATTCGAAACAATGATGGATGAATGCACAGGAACTGTTGCCGCTGCACCAACAGATGAACAAAATGAGAAATCAAAATGGATTATTCGTATGGAAATGGATGCAGAAGTAATGTTGGAGAAAAATATTTCAATGGATGATATTAATTTCACTTTGAAAAATAGTTATGGAGATGAAATTACGTGTGTATATTCAGATTATAATGCGGACAAATTAGTATTTAGAATTAGAATGAATAATGTGATTAAAACTGGAACAAAAGGTCCAAAGAAAATTAAAGTGCATCCATTAGATCAATCAGATCAAATATATATATTGAAAAATTTCCAAGATCAATTATTAAATAATATAATTATTCGTGGTGTAAAAGATATCAAGAAGGTTATTTTACGAAAGATTAAAGATAATGTAGTTGAAGAATCGGGTTCATATAAAAAGCAAGATATTTGGGTGCTAGACACAGTTGGAACAAATATATTAGATGTATTGGCACTTGATTATATTGATCCAAATAGAACATTTAGTAATGATATTATTGAAATATTTAATGTATTTGGTATTGAAGCTGCTAGACAAACAATTTATAATGAATTAGTAGAAGTGATTGAATTTGATGGAACATATATAAATTTCCATCATTTGTCTGTATTATGTGATAGAATGACATTTACAAATAAACTGATCTCTATCTTTAGACACGGAATTAATAATGATAATATTGGTCCAATTGCAAAAGCATCATTTGAAGAGACCCCAGAAATGTTTTTGAAAGCAGCAAGACACGGTGAATTAGATATGATGCGTGGTGTTTCAGCAAATGTAATGGTTGGTCAAGAAGGAATGTATGGAACAAATGCATTTCAAGTTGTTTTAGATATGAATGAAATGAAAAAGTTGGATGAAATTATTGATTATGAAGTATTGAAAGAAATCGAAGAGATTGATAAATTAATGGGAAAAATAGAAGATCCTAATAGTAAATGTGGCGCAAATACATTGAAAATACAGAATAATGTTGCTAGTATTAAGACGTGTCATTTAGGAGATGATAATGAATATAATCCTGGGTTCTAATTCCACTTTTAGAAAAAGTGGAGCAAAATAGCGACCGCACTTTGCGAAGCTGGAGCAATGGCAAAAGTGGAGTCAACAAACAATAAATATTTATAAATTAAATAAAATATAAATATTTACTAGAAAATTATACAGTTGCTTTTACTTTCTTAGTAGTATTTTTAGCACTTTTTGGTGCAGCAACTTTTTTTGTTTTAGTTGGAGCAATAGGAGCAGCAATAGGAGCAGCAATAATTTGTTCATCTTCACTGCCATTATCGCTATCTTCTTCAACAACCATAATAGGTTTTAATTTTTGTTGTAATTTTTTTACTATATTTGCTCTATCAGGAATAATAACATAATTTTTTAAATAATCTTTAATTGTTATGCACTTGTCAATAGATTCATTAATAGTTCTTAAACATTGTTCATTTGTAATTACCGAGAGAGAAATCTCTATACCTCTAGTATCACTTTGAATCAAATCATATTTTAATATACTATCTTTATTTAAATGTGCTGAAGTAATAATATATATATAAGTATCACTAGCACTTTTATTTGAAACAAGAGTAAATATATTTGTTGTATCATTTGTTTGCAAAATAGTGCTAGAAGATACTAAAATAGTAGGTATATTATATTTCTCCATCATTATCCATATATCTAAATTAGATATAACATATGCAGGCGCTTGAATAAATTCAGTAAAAAGCATTCTATTGTATTTTATTTCTCTCCCTAATTTATTTTTACCTTCAGCAATTAATATATCTACTATATTATCTTTATATTTTGATAAATACCGGGTATATTCTTGTAATAATTCATCTCTAATTTGTTGTATTGTTAATACAGTTTGTTTAATATGTTTAATAATATCTATAATTAATTGATACCCGCACGTATGAGTTTTATCATACTTAATTTCTTTATAATTTGCAGGAAAACATTTTTTCCATTCTTCTGATTTTATTTTAAGCAGATTTTTTTTAATACAATCAGTTAGTATAACCGGCGCAGGGGCTTTAACCGGTTTTGGTTTCATTTCAACTGTGCTAGTAGAATCACTAAATTTTTCACTAGATACTGGTTGTTCAAGTTCTTTTATTTGTTCTAAAATATTTATATCTAATTGTTTTGGTGTTGGTGTTGGTGTTGGTTTTGCTTTTACTAAAGATATTTCTTCATTTAATTTTATTTCATTATCATAAGGTAAAGTTTTAACTGGTAAAATAGTATCATAATTATTATTTTTAACAAAATGATTTATTTGTTCTGGTATAAGTCCATTAAAATATTCTTGTAAAAGAGATTCAATAAGTATAATTTCATTCTCTCTTAAATTATATTCCAAATTACTAAAAGAGAGAAATGATTGTGGTTGAAACATATATGATCTAATTCTAGTATATCTAATTAATTCATCTGACATTTTACTAAAATACATATGTTCATTATTAATATCATTATCTAATAAATTATATTTTGGTAATAACATTTGACAAATAGATCCTGCAATTTTACATAATGGTTCTTTTTCTGTGCATTTATCATTATCTTTACCAATACTATTTATAATACATGTATAAACTTCATTTATTGTATTATGATCAAAATGCCGATTTTCAATAAATCTTATTGCATCTTTTGCTAATAGTTTTAATTCATCTTCTATAGTTGTTAATTTGGTATTATATAAAATATAAGGGAGATCTAATTCTTTTTCTATTTTCTCTCTTATTTCTAAATTTTTGTAATTATTTATTAATATTCTTATTGTATTTCTAAATACGTTATAAAAATTCGTTTCTAATTTTAACTGTTTAATATATTCTGTTCTCTCATTATCTATTTTATTTGGATATAAAGAGAGAACAGTATCTACCGCCACAAGTTTATCGCCCAATTTAAGTTTTTCATAGTCTATAGTATCATTATGTGTTTTTATAATCTCTTTTTTAACAATATAATTATTATCATTTATTGAAATTAAATTATCGTGTGTATCTGCAACTAAAAATGGATCTGATAATTGAATAAATTGATTCGTTTCTGTAATTATTCCTACTACAAATTCATCCTCTGTAACTTTTATTTTTGGCGCACACGGGATTCGTCCATTACTTTTTTCGAATATTTCTGTTAAAAAACTTAATGTGGTTGAATAGTTTGTATATATTGTATCGTCATTTATAAAAATAGTATTATACTCAGTGTTAATTGATGATGGATAACACGGAATAAATCCTTCTATTTTATCAACTGCAATTAGTCCAATTACTTTATTATTAAAATTTATTACTTGAAATTTAATAACATATTTTAATACAAGTAATTCATTAATTAAATGGCCTAATAATATTGGTTTTTTAAACCTATATATTTTTGGTGAAATACTAGGTAATGGTCTACACGTGGATATCATAGGAGCAATTACTTTTTCAAATATATCTCTCATTATTTTAGAAATATTTGGGTCACTTTGTTTAAAAGATTTTTTAACACTTAATTCTATTTGTGTAAACATGGATGGTTCCTTTTTAGCTGTTTTTTTCAAAACTTGTTTACTATTATTTATACATTGATATATTGGTTCGTAAAAATTATCTCTCTTTATTAAAAATATACTTTCTTTATTTGGATTATATAATTCTGTAGCATAATGATTTGTTGGACAAATAAAATTTACATTATTTGTAGAATCATTATCCGGTATTTCTAATATAATTAAATTAAACCCTGTTAGTTCACATATAATATCCCATAAGTAAGTATAATCTATAATAATGTGTTTGTCTTTTAAAAAATTAATAAAATTCTCAAATGATGCTACTATTTGTTTAAAAATATCCTCATTTAATTTTTCAGACCCATCATCAACGTCTATTTCTTCTATTTCTTTTTTATTTTTATTAAACTTTTTATATAATTTTGAACTTTTATATTTTAAAATATTTACATCTTTAGATGATTCAACCATAAAACTAATATATAAGTTACCATTTTGATATCTTACAAAATTATCAATTGTTAATTTACTTATTATTGCTTTTTTCATTTCTAATATATTTGGTATTATTGTTGGTTTTGTGCTAGAACTATTTTTATAATAAGTAATATCTGCAATACATGCTATAAATGATTGCGTTTCACTATATTCAACACCATGTCTTAATAAACAAGGATGATCTGGTTTTAAATTAGTATTTGTTTTACTTATTTGGCACTCTATATTTACTTCATGTAAAAATAATTGTATTGCTGTTGGTAAATACCCCCATTTTTCTTTTTCAATTGGAAATTTTTCGGGTCCTTTAATATATTCATCTTTTTTAACTGTTTTCTCTTTCTCTCTTTCTTTTTCTGTAGTTGATTCTATAATTTGGATATCTTCTTCTTGTTCTTCTTTTTGTTCTTCTTTTTGTTCTTCTTTTTGTTCTTGGACTTTTACGTTTACTTTTTCTTTTAATTCTATGACTTGCTTAGGTAATTGCTTAGTTTGTTGACCACATTCTTTTTTTCTTTCTCTTTGTGCTGGATTATTATGTGTTTTAAAACAACACGGAAAACATTTATCTGGAAATGCTGGATTTTTTTTCATAAATCCAGGGTAATGTTGTATATATTTATCTTTATCTTGTGAACCGTGCTCTCCTTTATCAAAAAATTCATAAACATATGCATCCTTTGGCACTTTAGTTGCATTTCTTGGAATAATATTACCACATACTTTAGGATCATTAGCTTGTTCAAATGACAATGGTTTATTTGTTTTTAAACACCAATATCGTGGACAAATATAATTATATTGGTTATCTGGATTTGAACCATATTTAAGAATATCTTTACTTTCAAATTTACCATTTTCTTTTTCTATTTCTGTTACTTCATCATCTGTTAGTAATATTGGTTGTTTTCTTGCTGCGGATCCACACGCTCTTGAAAAAGTATTAAATTTTCCATCGATTTGTGATGCAAATAATGTAGGTTCCAAATCTTCCATTTTTTTATAAAATGGTGTTGGATTTGTTAAACTCATACCATCTAAATTAATTATATCTTCATCCGGTTCTTCTTCTATTATGTTAGTTGCTTTAACTTTTTTTGCTACTTTAACTACTTTTTTTGCTACTTTTGCTACTTTTGCTACTTTTGCTACTTTTGCTACTTTTACTACTTTTTTTTCAAGTATTTCTTCGGATTTTCCTGAGTCTGATTCTATTTTTTCATTTTCTTCAAATTTTTTAGGTAATACACGCAGTATATCTTCTTCCTCTTCATTTTCTTTTTCTAATACTATTTGATTTCTTTCAACCGGAACTTGTTCTTTCTCTTGGTTTTGTTCTATGTCTATTTCAATTGGCGATTCAGAGTTACTAGATAGAGATAGATCTGATAATTTATTTCCTATTGAAGATAATACTGATCCAGATAAATTTGAACTGGATTCTTCATCTAATTCTGAAGCAAATAATTTATTATAATTTTTAATAGATTTACTACCACCTAATACTTCTTCATCGCTATCTTCTTCTTCAAATAATTTTGCAAATTTAGAATAATCCTTTTCTTCTGATTCTGTTTCCAAATCTGAATCTGAATCTGAATCATCCATTTCAAATAAAAGTGTATTAATTTTTTTGGGTTCATTAAAATGTATATCTTTTTTTTCTTTTATAGAACATAAATGATCAATAACAGTTAATGGTATTTTTGTAGATTTTTTATCTTGGGTTAATCGTATAAGTGTATCTAAATAAACGGGTATTGTTTTTAAATAATATATATTATTAATACTTTCAACTGTAATGACTATATTTGCATTATATTGATTTAATACTATTGTAGTTTTAAACCCTGGGTTTATTTTTATGTCTATATTTTTTTTAATTCCTCTATTTATTTGAAATTCATCAGATATTTTATTTATTAATGCAATTGCATCATTTTGTTTTAAACTAAAATTTTCAACTAATCCATTTACAAGATCTTCTAAATTTGATTTTTGATTTATTTGTTCAATTATATATGCTTCTTGACTGGTTGTTTTATTAAAATTAGCAACACGTTTAAATCTCATATCAATTCCTTTTTTTATATTACTAGTTTCTACATTAAATGCACTAGATATACATCCTATAATATTATCTATTTTTATTGACGTATCTATTTTTATAACAGTTTGATATGTAAGCAGTTTTATTTCAACGGTTTGATCATATATGCTATTAAATAAATTAATTTTGTATCCACTTTGCTCTAAGTATATTTTTACTTCTTCAATAATACCATTTACTGAATCATTAAATATGTTATCAATATTGTCTATTGAAATACTTTCTTCAAATTCACTACTAATTACAATATTTCCATTATCTTCAAATTCGCAAATAATCGGAAGAGACAAAGTACCAGAATAAAGTATTACTGCAACAGATTTAGTTTTTCCATAACTTTTCCCATATTTTATTATATCCGCTTTTGATAATAATGGAATTTTTCGACCATCTTTACTTATTTTATCTGTAAATAACCGGTAAATTTTCTCTTGTCTAGATGCAGGATTATATTTAATAAATGGATTTTTATTTGTAGAGTGAAGTAATTTAAATATAATATCTAAAGGTATTTTTACATTAAATATTGGATGTATAACTAATTTAATATATTTAATACCACCTGGTTTTATATACTTTAATTCAGCGGTTCTCTCTTTATAAATATCATAAAATAAATCTATTTTTTTAAATAAAGATTCGGTAGCATCATTATCTTTTAAAAATTCATTATCTTCTATTAATTTTTGGGTATTATCTTCAATTTGTGAAAGTGTATTTAGTTTTAATGCAAATAATAATGGGTAATAAATTTTTATAATTTGACTAGATATAGTAGATGCATATGCACTCAATACATTCTTTGCTAAACATAAATATATATTATTATCCAATAGTTTACCACTATTTAATAATAAATTATTACTTAATGCAATGGATATATCATATTTATAACTAGTAATTAATTTATTATCAAATGGATCAGTTGTATAATTACCTATTTCTTGACCAATAGGATGTGCTACTGAATATGATTTACCAGTAATATCTAACTTTAATATATCATCATAATCATATGTTTCTTTATCTACGATTTCATTTTCTATTGGACTTTTAATATTTGATAAATAATTATTCAATGTCATTTTACTAATTTTGTCATCATTACTATATTGCATTAATGTTTTATATGAATCTAATACGGTTTCTTTTAAACAATATAAATATATTTCTTCCATTGCAAATGTTCGCCCATATTCATTTACTATTTTAATATATATTGTTCCTATACTATCATCATAATGTATTTGTTGTTTAGAATAATGAACTGGTATATTATTTTGATCAATATTTTCTAACTCTTTTTTTGTAAATAGTTGGCGTTTATCTACAGGTTCTTCTATTGAACCCGAAAATACTATTATTTTTTTTATTTTTTTATCTATTCCAATTTCATTTATTTTATACATAATATATATTGAGTTATTATTTTTATATAGCATCTAATTTAAACATTAAATATTAAAATAAGGACTATCTGATATTGTTATACCACAATAATTTTCTGGTTTCTTTTCATAATCTACTGGTTCATATATTCCTGCAGCTTTTGCCCCTTCTAATAAAAATTTAAAATTTTGCCAGAATTCTTGTTTATGTCCAATTGATGTAGTCATTATATGCGCCAATTCGTGAATAGCTACAAAGGTCAATGTATTTAAATCTATTAATTTTGTGCTATTCTTTGTTTTATTTAAACAGAATGCTATTTTCTCTCCTTTATTCTCTGAATATGCTGTAAGTTCACTTGTAGGTAATGTTTCTTGTATTGCTTTTGGATTAAACCCTTTTACTAATTTCTGTATTCGTGGATCAGATGAATGATGGTCATCCATGTATTTTACTAAATTAATACAATTAGTTGTGCAAGCTGCTAATAAATCCGCTGCTTCATCTACTGCTACACGATCACGCACACAATAACGATTTCCATCTACTCCTGATATTACGCATTTTAAATTATACATTTCTGAATCCATATATACTTTTATACAGACTGCAACAACTACGCCAATTAATAAATAATAGGCCCAATTACTAAACATATTATATATATATATACTTTTTAGTATAAAAATTGATTTATAATTAGTTAAACATATCATTAGTATTATTATAAGAATGAATACCCTAAACTATATTGGAAGTAAACATACCCTATTTAAAACTATCCTTGGTATATGCCAGCAAAATATTGCTATTACTGATATGTCTGAACTCAGTTTTATGGATTTATTTGCTGGAACTGGAACCGTCGGGTTTAATATGCAAACCCATTTTAAATCGTGTGATGCTAATGATTTAGAAACTTATAGTTATATTATTAATTATGCACTGCTCAAATGTAATTATTCTGAGAAATTATCGGACTTAATTAAGGAATGTCTTGAGTTAGAGGGTCAAGAAGGATTAATTTATCGCAATTATTCAGAAATGGAAACTTGTACTAGAATGTTTTTCACGAATGAGAATGCTAAAAAAACAGATGCAATTCGTCAGTTTATTGAATCGTGTTATAAAGAAACTGGTCGTATAAATATTGCAGAATATTATTTCTTATTAGCATCATTACTAGTATCTATTGATAAAGTTGCTAATACTACTTGTGTTTATGGAGCATATTTAAAAAAATATAAAAAATCATCAATGAAATCTATGGTTTTTATACCTATTCATACCAAAACTGATCTAAATATTAATGCAAATAATGTATATAATAGATTAGCAGAGAGTTTTACTGCAATTGATAGCGATTTTACTGAATATGATGTAATTTATTTAGATCCACCATATAATCAACGTCAGTATTCAGGTAATTATTCACCTTTAAATTATATTGCAAAATATGATGAGGCATTAGTTCTAAAAGGTAAAACTGGTCTTATTGAAAATTATAACAAAAGTAGTTTTTGTAAAAAAGGCAATGTTGTTAGTACATTTACTAATTTAATTGCTGGATTGCGATGTAAGTATTTGATTATTTCATATAATAATGAAGGTCTCATACCAATGGAAGCATTTAAACAAATACTTATGAAAAAAGGGTTTGTTAAATTATATAAAATACAGTATAATAAATTTAAAGCACAACAATCAGTTACAGAACAATATGTTGAAGAATATTTATGGATTATAGATTGTTTAAGAGAGAAAGGGTTTGAAGAAATAGTTGCACCTTTAATTAAATAATTAAATAATTAAATAGCAGTTATATTAAAATATTCGGCAAATTCTGCCAATAATACTTTGAAACACCACCTGAATTTTATACAGTCTCTATGATTATGAACTTGAAATTCTCCCAATGTAATTAATTTTCCATTTTTTTCTATACAAATACAACTACTTTCATTCCACATTTTATTTTTTGTAATATGACTAAATGATAGACTTGATATGGTAGACCATTCAATTTGTTGTTTGACTGTAATAAACTGTACTACATCTGCTTTCTTATTGTAATATATCATTGGGCAATCAAATGTATGTGAAAAATACTCTTTCAATAACTCAAAAATAGTATTTTGAATATACTGTTTAATTAGTTCATTTATTTCTTCAACTGATTTATTAGTAAGATCAACATCCAATTTAAAATATTCACAAAATTTCTTTCTACTCGGTTGCCCAATAACTTGTGGGCAAATTTTGCCATCTTTTTGTGTCGTTTTTGCACTTAAATGTAAATCGGGATTTTCTATTGATGTATAATCATAAGGTGATCCACATTTTGCTGAATGTTTGCACATTGGAAATAATTCTAGTAATTTAACAATTCGGGCTTTCATTTTCACTGTATTTTCTTTATTTACATCTGAAATATATTTATATCCACCATCATATGGAATATCATATAGTAAACATATTGCCATTTCAAACATCTTACCTAGCTGTTCATTTGGCTCCTTATCTTTATCTTTTATTTGTTTTTCTATTGGTTGTTTTAATGGTAGTGGTTCTTCTTTTATTGAAGATTCTATTAATGTATCAGTATCATCATATATCTCATATGATACTGATTTAAAATTTGGCAGAGTTATTGCATTCATTTATTCTTATACATTAGAATACTTAATGTATTTTTAAATCAATTTTATTTTGATGTTAATTTATTATTTTTCCATATTCCTTTTTCTATTGACCCATTTTTAAACTTTTTAGTACCTTGTCCATTTAAATAATTATCTTTAAATGTTCCTTTAAAGACATCGCCATTTTTATATTGCATTTCTCCTTGTCCATTTAATAAAATAACATTTCTACCATTTTCTAATTTTCTTTTAAATGTTCCCATTTGTTTTTTCTGATCTTTATGTTTTAAAAATACTATTTTTCCTTTATCTAAAAAACTTTTTTTATATATTCCTGATTGAATTTGATTCTTTTTATATGTACATTTACCAGGACCATTTAACTGACTATTTTTATATTTTCCTTTACATACTTTAGTTTTTGTTTTTATAGTTCCTTGACCGTTTATTTTATCATTTATAAAATGACCTACATATTGATCTTTATTTGTCCATGTATATTTTCCTTTACCATTCATTTTATGATTTTTATAATTGCCTTGATATACTCCATCATAATTTTTATTTTTTCTTGAATATGTGCACGTATCAGTTCCATTTTTTATGTTACGTTTACACGTCTTTGTCATAGTATAGTATGATATTAAAATTGAATATAAATAGTTGTTGATATATTAGAGTAGTATAATGAAACAATATTTTAATGAACATCCTAAAGCACAATTTTGGTCTAAAAAGAATAGTTTATTGCCTGAAAAAGTTGCGTTAAATTCTCATAAAAAGTTTTTATTTGATTGTAAATGTGGACACGAGTTTGAAAGTAATTTAAATAATATTAATGCTGCTAATAATTGGTGTCCATATTGTAGTAATCCTCCTAAAAAATTATGTGATGATATAAATTGTAAAGATTGTTTTGAAAAATCATTTGCATCACATCCTAAAGCAATATATTGGTCTGATGAAAATGTATTAAAACCTAGACAAGTATTTATTAATGCTGATAGAAAAACATTTATATTTAATTGTGAATGTGGTCATAAAATAAATATGAATGTAAAAGCTATTAATAGAGAAAATCATTGGTGTTCATATTGTTCTCATCAACAACTATGTGAAGATAACAATTGTAATATGTGTTTTAATAATTCATTTGCATCTACAGATAAATCTACTATATGGTCTAGTAAAAATAATTTAGTTTCTAGACAAGTATTTAAAAGTAGTAGTAAAAAATATATTTTTCATTGTAATAGATGTAATCAAGAGTTTACCAAAATTATTAGTGATGTAACTAATGGAGTTGGTTGTCCATATTGTTATAATAAAACAGAACTTAAATTATATCAAAAATTACAATCTATTTACCCATCATTAATTAGACAAGCAAAATTTGAATGGTGTAAAAATATTCATCATTTACCTTTTGATTTTGTTATAGAAGAGAGAAAAATTATTATTGAAGTAGATGGTCCTCAACATTTTAAACAAGTATCTAATTGGTCATCACCCGAAACTACCCATATAAATGATTTAATGAAAATGAAATGTGTTAATGATAATGGGTATAGTATGATTCGTATTTTACAAGATGATATATTCTTTGATAGATATGATTGGTTAAAAGAAATTATTCAAAATATCGAAATAATTTCTATTGATAATAGAGTTCAAAATTTATATATGTGTAAAAAGGATGAATATAAGGATTTTATGCTCTTAAAAATTTAAAATCTATTGCATTCCTCCAGCGCCTAACTCAAGTGGCACACGAAGGAAGTCCGGAGAAATTGTTGAAAGATTCCAGGGCCCAACTGATAGCTGCGGGTTAGGAGGTTCAGATCGGATCTGCAAATTGGCATTACGAAGGGATTGCCCAATAGTATCAATACCAATATGGTAACCAGCCTTCAAAAGATTGATATTTGCTAGATCACCTTTGCCTTGAGGATTGAGTTGAGCCCATTGATTATTGTTATCCTTTGGCAAGAGTTCACTGGGGTTTTGAATATTTGGTTTGGAACAAGATGTTGGAATTCCGCGGGATGGGGTAGAAATTCCATTAACGGATGCATAAACTTCATTATGTCCTAAAGCATCAGATGGACGAACTCCTGTTGGGCCCATTGGCTGACTATTTGGCGAATTTTTATTCTTGTAAGCAGGGTTTGAGTTATTGGACATCATATCCATACTAAAAGTATTTCCTTTATTGGACAAATATCCCATAAAATAATAAATAACAAAGATAGTAAGTATTAACAAAACAATAACTCCAATAGGACTTTCTTTCCACATCTGTTTTAAAGAATTACTCATTATATAAAATTAATGATAAAATATTTTTAAAAATTTAGTTTAATTAAATGTCTAAATCTAAATCTATTGTTTCAGATTCTTCATCTTCGTCAAATTCAGAATCAACGTCACTGTCACTATCACTATCAATCATATAGGTATTTTTAATATTCTTTGCTTCTAAAATAGCATTAATGGCTTCTCTCTTAATCTGCTTTGCTTTTTGTCTTGCTTCTTTATAAATTTTATAATAAACTTCATTTGGTTTTTTTAATGTAATTGTTTCTAAACTATTTAATTTATCATTTATATCAAACTCTTCTAAAGTATTCTCTTCTTGATCTATATTTTTGATTTCATTTTCCTTTTCTTTTTCTCTGTCTTTTTCTCTGTCTTTTTCTCTGTCTTTTTCTCTGTCCTTTTCTGTTTGTTCATTAATATTATTATTTTTAATTTCGTTTTCAATAACCACTTTTTTATATTCTTCTTCATTTACTTCATCATCTAGTGCATTCTTTTTTAATATGATTTCATTTGTTATTTCTGTTGCAAATTCTTTTCCTAATATCTTTCCTAATTCAATTTCTTCAACTTCCTCAAGATTTTCATTTTCCTCAAAATCTTCATTTTTTCCTAATTCTTCTATAAGTTCAGTCTGTATAATAGGAGTAAATGTATCTGTAACTTTATTAGTTAGTTGCTGTTGCTGTTGCTGTTGATGTAGTTGATGCTGTTGTTGATGTAGCGATACAGGTTTATGTTTTTTAATAACACAACTTTCAAATAATTTATCAACTATTAGCACCATCATTTGTTTAATTTCAAATTCTATTTGAAAACTTTTATTAGTAAATTTAATACCTTGTAGTTCAATAATAGAAATAATATTTGTATCTAATTTAATATCTTCTGTAGTCAATAAAGTTTCATTTTCATTATATATTTTTACATTTGGATTATTAGTAAGATTATTTATCTTACCATATACTCTTAATAAATAATATTTACCAGATCTATATGTTTTTAAAGATGCAGTAAATGCAGACTCAATATCATTTAATTCTAATTTATCTTTAAACCAAGATTCCGAATTTTCATAAATTAATTTATGACAAGTAGTTTCTAAATTTTCAATCCAATGAATAAAATGGCTATCACTATTATCAAACATTAATTCAGTATATATTTTTTTACCGTGTTTAATAAACCCTTGTTTAGTCAAACATTTTGGAGTTTCAATATAAAATGGTTGTGCATTATATAAAAATTTTGTAAAATAAGCACCTCCATTTATTCCAATAGGTTGTGCTAAAGATAATTTAGAAAAATCAAAATGATTATTTGGTTCTAATATATTTTCCATTATTACATTTTCGTAGAAAAATTTAATTTAATTAAACACGCATATTTATTATGAAAATAGTAGAACAGTTTCTGGATATTTTAAAGAGAGATGATATTAAACAAGAAATCAGGAAAATTTCTACTAATATAATTAGTATTGTATTGTATGAAATTAATCCATATATTTACATAATTATTATGTTTGGACTATTATTATTCATATTAAATTTAGCAATATTAATATTACTTTTGCGTATTAATATATTTTATCTTAAGTAACTATATAAATGTCAGGAAGAACAAGAAGTCAAAATAGAAGTAGAGGCAGAAATAGAAATAGAAGTAGAAGTAGAGGAATGATGGGAGGATCACACGCTGCCGCAAATGTTACAAATGCTGGATCTGGTGGAGGAGCTGCTGATTGGGTTATTAAAAATTTTGGTTTAGGTGATACTCAATGGAATAATACATTCGGACCACAAAGTTTAGGTGTAAATACTGGTAACTTATTACCTACTGTTACTGGAGCACCTGCAGTTTTATCAGGAATGACCCCACAAGGAACAAATTCACCCAGTCAATTACTTAAAATGTCTGGAGGAAGAAGACGAAGAATGAAGAGAACAAAAGGAGGTATGGGTATGTTAACCACTGCGGCAGTGCCATTAACTCTTTTAGCATTACAACAAACTTATGGAACTCGCAGAAATGGTAGCAGTAGAAGAGGCAGTCGCAGAAGAGGCAGTAGAAGAAGAGGCAGTAGAAGAAGATAAAAAATTATTAATATTATCTAAATATTTATTTACTAAACTCGTATTATCTACAGCATTATGATGTTGATGAATATTGTCTTCTTTATTTCTAAACGCATTTACATCATCACGCGGTAATTTAAGTTTTCTATTAATATATGTTTCTTCAGATTGATATAAATAATGTGCAATATAAGCATTTGATTTAGTATATTCAATTGACAATTCATTAAATTCTGGATAATGTCGATCCATTATATTATATTGCATAGATACTCTACGATCTGGATTTTTAATATGAAAAAAATGAGGGTTTGTTATATTAGTTACTTGACTAGGTCTTACAAAAGATTTTACATGTTTATTTAATAATAAATCAGATTTAGTATAATTTTCAATAATAGTTCCACTAGGATTTTGTTTATGATTATTTGATCCAAACATTAACCAATTAATTGCCAAAGAATCCGCATTTTTAAAAATAGTAAGCATATGTTTCACATTTTGAAATGCATTTAAAACAAGAAATTCGTCCGCATCTAAATATAGTAACCAATCTATATTTAGTTGTTTAGCAATATGAACTGATTGTTTCATTAATGGATTTTTTACTGGATTTGGCCATTCACACCGAACGATAGATACTCGTTTGTCAAAATGAATAAATTCTTTTTGTAACGAAATTTGCGATTTATGATCAAATATGCAAATATAATCAAATCCTAAAAGTAAATGATGAGCACACCATTCTTTCATATTTTTTTCATCACGAACATTTGTAAATAACATTGTTTTAATTGGCCCCGATCTATTAACACGGACATCTTTATATGTTTTTTTAAGTATCATTATTTTAAATAATATTAAAAATAATGATTCTAAACTACTATAGGAAGATTAACTTTTTTAGATTTTCTTTTTTTATATTTTCTACGTTTCCTTGTTTTACCACCAATTGGTTGACCAAATTGTGGAGGAGCAGTTGGTTGATTTATAGGTTCTTCTCCTATAGATGGGGTTATTTTTAAATCAGGATCATTTGATTCGTTAAATGGATTTTCTATATTTACTTTTTCATTTAATTCATTATTAATTTGTGGTATTTCTGCTACTATAGGATTTGCAGGAATAGGATTTGCCGGAATAGGTGCAGGTGGAATAGGTGCAGGTGGTTGAGTTACAGCATCAGTGCTACTAAATATATCAAATACTGATGATTCCTTTTCTTCTTTAACTGGAGTTGAAGTAGTTGCAGAAGTATCTTCCTCTATAGGAGCAGGAATAGGATCTGGAATAGGAGCAGGAATAGGATCTGGAATAGGAGCAGGAATAGGAGCAGGTGCAGCAGTTCCAAACATATTTCCTATATTTCCAAATATACCTCCATTACCTCCATTATCTTCAGGAGTAGGAGTAGGAGCAGAAGAGCTAGGTTCAGGTTTAGTAGATAAATCTGTTACTTTTTTATCTACTTCATCCATTTTATTTTCCATTTTAGTCATTGCATCTTGTATACTAGTTAATTTAGATTCAATCTCTGTTGTAGCAAATGGATTTGGCATATTAGGCATTTCTGGCATCTTTGGCATTTCTATTGAAATAGGAGTGCTAGATTTAAAAAAATAATTATATATTATAAAAGGAGATGCAATAATTATAGATGCAATTGCAATACTAACATACACATTTGGGTATTTTTTTTTATCTTCATTATCAGTTGTATCAGTATTTTCTTTATCTTGCTCAGTATTTTCACTCATAATATAATATTATATTAAATTAATGAGTTTTGAACAAGAAATAGATGAATGGATAAATTTAGATAATGAAATAAAAAGAGTATCTGAACATATAACTAAATTAAAAGAGAGAAAATCTAACTTACAACATAAAATTATATCATATGCTAAACAAACAAAAACTGAAAAAATAAAATATGTTGTAACAAATTCTTTTCAACCTTTAACTTTTACATATATAAATAAGTGTTTGGAAGAAATCATTAAAAATAAAGATCAAGTAAAACAAATTATAAATTATATTAAACAAAAAAGAGAGATTAAAGTTATTGAAGATATAAAGAGAATTTATAATAAATAAATATTATATGACAGACTTTTATGGTGGTAGTGAATTAACATATGAATATTCTGGTGGTTCTATAATGGCTGGTGGATATAAGATAGAATCTACCAGTATGATGCGCAATTTTGAAGGAGGAGGTAAAAATGGTAAAAATAATAATGATAATAAAGATAATAAAGATAATGACAATTATATTATTCCTATTGGCTTAATTAATTTTAATATTAAAAATAAACATACTTTTAATATATTAAATAGTAGTGATATTTTATCGCATGATTTATATGATAATTTATTAAATTTAATAAATATAGATCCTAAACCATTGCATAATATTAGTAAAAAAAATAGGTCATCAAGTAAATCAACCAGTCAAAAAAATCGTAACTAATTACTGATTCCAACTAGAATGATTAAATGGTGATACTAATATTTGATCTAGTTTTTCTTTCCAATAATCTACTTGATTTTCTAAATATAGTTCTTCATTCGTTTTTGGATATAATGTACTTGCTTGCATTAAAACTTCCTCTTCTTCTGTCATTTTGGGTTTTTTACCATAACAATTTACACCAAATTTAACATTTGGATTTGCAATATATCCTCCATTTATTCCAGAACGTCCACAGTCATTTTCGTGACCTTTTACTTGTTGTAATTTATCATATGTGCTTTTTTGTGTTGGGAATAATGCTAATTGTTTATCTGACCAACCATAATTGCACCATTCTGCTCCTTTATTATATGCTTTTTCGACTTCATCATTTGTTGCTAAACGCGAATTATATGCTTGACATAATGATTTTGCATCATTATAATTATAATAATTGCCTGGTATATTAAATACTTGAGTTGATCCAGTAGTTGAAGCAGGTGTAGCCGGAGTAGGAGGTGCTTCTTTTACAGTTTGTTCTACTTTTATATCTAATAATGGTTTATTACTAAATACATCTTTTAATGATGCAACTATATCTATACCAAAAAAGTATTTAAACAAATTAATAAATACTAGCAAAATTAAAATTGCCACTATAATTGCAATCATTAAACTTGAGCTTACAGATGATGACGAATTTGATGTATCTGAAGTAGTAACTGGATTCGAAGATGATTTATCCCCTAAAGAAAGAAATAAAATTATATACACTACTATGACCACAATTAATACAATAAATACGGCTGGATTTTGTGTAAATCCATTAATATAATCATACATATTTTCATTATCTATTGTTGAACTTGTATTTACTTCCATATTATATAATTGTAGAACTATTTTTTCTATAAAATAAACAATATGCCTTTGGACTTATTAAATATCCTGGATTAACTACTTCTACTACACTTGTATCATTAAAATGATACCATTTACCATTTGCATTTTTAACAAATGAAGTATAATGTCCGCCTGATACAGATCCACTGTGATTACATATTCCATATAAATCATAAATATAACTTTCTCTCTTATATCCAATTACATATTTAGATAAATCTAAATTCTCTAAAGGAAATGTAATTAACATTTGATTTTTATTATTTTTATTATTAAAACGTTTTAAATCAATTATAAGAATTTCTGGTAAACTCCAATAAATGATTGTTTTATATACTGATTGTTTTTCATTTGTTGCTTCATTAAACCAAGCATTATCTCCTTCTAGTTTCTCTCCTTCAACATAAAGATCAAAACAATCTAAGAGAGAAGGATTTTTATTATCTTGTGGTATTGATAAATTTATAATGCAAAAGGGTTCTGGTGAGCTGCTTAGAACTTCTCCTGATTCATCCGTTAATTCATCTATTGAAATAATTTGAGATACATGAATTCCATAAAACATTTGCCAAATTTCTGAGTATTCTTTTGAAAACATTTTTTTTGTCATTTCAAAACATTGCACTGCTATTTTATCTGTATCTGATTTAATTATACCATCTATTGTCATATCTACGTGTCTTGATAAACTATTATGAAAACAATCTATCATAAATAATAGAAATTCTGGCAGATCATTTTGTGCAAATCCTGTAAACAATTCTAGTTTTTTAATACTAGCAATTTTTTGAATAGTATTGACAAATTTACCAGGACTTATAATGCAATTTTCTTGCCATAACATTTGTCTAAGATTATCCCATTCTATTAATAAAACAGAATCCGCTTTTTTATTTAATCGCTTCTTATATGTTTGCAAATTTAAAAAATCATTTAATTCATAGGTATGTGATAATATTTGCAATAATGAATTAATATAACAAGTATTACCAATATTGGCCAAACCTGATAACCCTTTGTCTTTATAATTCATGAATAATATATAGTCTTCATGAATTATGTTTAACTAGATTCTTTTATTGATTAGTATCTTTTATTCTTTTTCAAAAGTATTTTGGCAAAAGTTGAAAACATTGATTTATAAAACAAGTTTTCTTTTATTATTTTACTTTTGAAAAAATAAAGGAGTGCGCTACTTATTTTAAACGGTTAACATTAACATTCACCGGTTATTCAACCCATTATTTTTTAAAAGCATAATTGATAAGAATATATTATTTGTATTATTTTAATGGTTGAACACACTTCACATTTAACACGTAGATAAATAAATGTTATTATAATTAACAATTTATTATTATAACTGATATCACTAAATTATATTATTAAATTGTTAGTTAAAATTATTAAAAAATCATATATTTATTTAACAAAAATTAACATTACTATTATCATTCATTTGACTCAAAATAGACATTTATTAGACAACCTATATAAATACAATTTAGTATATCTATTATAATGGTTCAATATACGTGTGCAAAATGTGCTAAACTTTTTAATCATAAAGGAAAATACGAAAAACATTTAACTAGAAAAAACCCGTGTTTTTATCCTATCATTAATCCTATTGTTCATATTACTCCTACTATACCTACTATTATGGATGATAAACAATGTTGTGCATGTTTTAAACTATTTGTAAATAAAAGCAGTAGAGTACATCATGAAAAAATTAGTAAATGTTTTTATAAAAAAATAATTGAAGATGAAATAAAAGAAATAAAAGAATTAGAAAATAATAAAAATAATGATATACCTAATGAATTAAAAGAGATCAAAGAAAAAAACTGCAAATTAGAAGAGAAATTGGTAAAACTAGAATTAATGTTTAAAAAAGTAATTACTCCTACTCCTATTATTAAACCAAAACATAATTTGGAATCAAATATAAATTATCCTATTAATAATCAACTTATAAATTTAATTATTGATAAAACAAATACTATAGGTGAACTTAAAGATATAATTAATAATAAGGAAATAAGTAATGAAATAACTACACTATTTAATAATACATTACCTACATTAAATATAAATGAAGTTATAATTGTTTCTAGAAATGAAGATAATTATATAAATGCAAATCAATTATGCCAAGCAGGTAATAAAAAGTTTAATGATTGGTTCCATTTAGATTCTACAAAACATTTAATTTCAACATTAGAAAATGATTTGGGAAATTTTAATGATGGAATTTCTACATCATATGTAATTGATAAAGGAAATAATAATGAAGGTTCCTGGATACATCCTGATTTAGCTATTCAATTAGCTCAATGGATATCGCCTATTTTTGCATTACATGTTAGTAAATGGTTAAGAACTTTATGTAGTAATGAAGCAGTATCAATAAATATTAAATTATTAGAAGATCATCAAAATGAAATTAATTTAAAAGATCAAAAAATAAAATTATTAGAAGATACATATGTTAAAAAACAACATAGAAAAGATTATCCTGAAAAAAATGTAATTTATATGCTAACAACTGAAGACAATAAAAATAAACGAATTTATATAATTGGAAAAGCAAAAGATTTAAAAAATCGTTTAAGTACATATAATAAAACTACTGAACATGAAGTAGTTTATTATAAAGAATGTAAAAGTGAAGAAGATATGAATATAATTGAAGGGATGGTATTAAATAAATTAAAAGAATATAAAGAACAAGCTAATAGAGATAGATTTGTATTACCTATAGAAAATGATATTATTTTTTTTATAAATATAATTAATGTATGTATTAATTTTTATAATTAATATTATTTTTACACTTTTTAACATTTAAAATGCCGATTATTTAATTAATAATTTTTGTATTTCTGTTGTTGCTACATTATCCCTAGTTCTTGTAATATTTCTTTTTATTTCATGACATTTATTTTTACATAATTTATACTGACATATATCGGTTGTATCATTTTGCCAACCAAAACAATTACAATATTGACAACAAATTAACACATTATTTTTATTATGTGGTGATTTATTATCAATTCTATCAAGTGTAAATTGATATAAACAATTTGGTTGCCATTCTTCTGTTATTACATTATCACCACATACATAACATTTGTATTCTTGTTTAAATAATAATTTTTTAACATCATTTACAGTAACATAATCACTTGTAATATTTCTTCCTTTTGCGGTATCTTGTCTTTTATAAGCATTAATTTTATGTAAAATTATGCCATCTTCATCTTCTAATGAATTTTCAATAATTTGTGTTTTTGATTGATTATAATGATATGGTGGTTGAATTTGATAATAAATAAATGGTTCTTCCTTTTCATTTTCTTCTGTAATAAACGTATTTCCTATTTTTATTTGTTTTTCACTAAACTCTTTATAATAATCGCTTTTATTTATAGAATATTTTATATGAATTAAATCATCTAGTTTATTTTTAAGAAAACATCTGTATATTTCTTTATAATGAACATCCATTAAATATAATCCTTTAAATAATCCTAAAAACATAGAAAGTGTATCCTCTCTATTTTCTTTCATTAATATACTCCAATTTCCATACCCAAATAAATCAAATATTATTGATGGGTGTAATTCTCCATTGTGTTCAAAATAATCATATAATGCTTTTGGCGAAGTCATTTTAACAATATTATTATTTAAAAATAATAATATTTAAATCAATTTTATTAATAATCGGCGTTTGAAATATAAAAAGTGTAAAAGTCCAAAATGAAAAAGTTGAAAACATTGATTTATAAAACAAGTTTTCTTTTATTATTTTACTTTTGAAAAAATAAAGGAGTGCGCTACTTATTTTAAACGGTTAACATTAACAATCAACCTCTTAATGATATGTAAATTACTGACTGCATAACTGCTTTATATAACACATATATATTATAGCGGTGTAAATAAGTCTTAATAAGTTAACATTACTTAAAAAGAATATAATAGTATATATATATGGTAAATTATACTTGTGAAAGATGTAATAAAACTTTTAATCATAAAAGTAATTATGACCAACATTTAAATAGGTTAAATCCTTGCACAAAAATTAACAATACTTTAGAAATAATTAACAATCCACCAGTTTTCTGCAAACATTGCTCTAAACCTTTTGTAAATAAGTATTCAAAACAACGACACGAAGCAACAGTATGTTTTGAAAAAATAAAGGAACAAAAAATAGATGAACCACTTGATATCCACGATGAATTAAAAGAGATCAAAGAAAAGAACCGCAAATTAGAAGAGAAATTGGCAGAGCTAGAGCTGATGCTTAAAAAGGGAATCAACCCGATAGTGGCTCAAACAACCAATAATACAAATATGAATAATAATAATAATATTTTAACACATACAAACAGTCATAATGTACAGAATATAGTAGTGAATATGTATGGAAAAGAAAATTTAACACATATTACAGACCCAAAATTGATTTATATAATGGATCGCGGATTTATGAGCGTATCTGCATACATTTTACTAAAATACTTTAGCGATAAAATGCCTGAAAATAGTAATGTATATAGTTCTGACATAAAGAGCAAATATATTATGGTTTATGATGGTAAAAGATGGAATATTAAAGATAAAGCAGATGTAATTGAGCATATGTATAGTGTAAATTGTGAAGAATTGCAAGATAAATTCTATGAGTTTAAAGAAGCTGATAGAATACCAATGAAAGTGATGGAACGATTTGCTAAGTTTATTAATGCATATGAAGAAGATCATATTAAAAAGGAAATTAAAGAAGATATAAAAAAAATATTATTCAATGAAAGAGAGAAATCATTGAAAAATAAGAGGATAAAAGCAGCAATTCCTACAGCGGTCGGCATACCAATGAGTTAGTTAGAAGGATTTAATTAGGGTATTTCCTAATTCCCTCCGTATTTTTTTAAAAGACTTTCTGGAATTAAATCGCCTTTTAATTTCTCTATTTTTTTATAGCATTTATTAATAGTGACTTCACTAATTTCACTAATATTTTTCACATCCTTTTTAGATACATTTAATTTGCATAATTGAATAATAAAGTAAACAACTCCAGCAGCAATTGATTGTGGGGTATTTTCAGGAATCATTCCATTTTTTTCTATTTTAATTGCAATAAACTGACATAATTTTGTGAGCTCCGCATTAATATTGAGCTTACTACAATAACGTTCAATAAAAGCTTCTGGTTTAATTTTACAGTATGCTGTTTTCTCTGTATTATGCAAATCTTTCTCAATATCATTAATAATTAATACCGCATTTTTACAACCTTTTGTAGCAGCAGTAACATCTAAATGAAAGATAGTTGCAATTTCTTTTGCAGTTCGCGGATAATTATGTATTTTACACGCAATATAAATAGATGCAGCTAATATTCCATCACGATTATCACCACGAAATGTCATTTCATATTCACTGACTTTTTTATGATATCGAACTGCATCATCAATAATCATTTTTGGAATACCTGCAACTAAGGACATTGATGTAATTCTTTGAAAATCATCATATTGAGATTTTTCTTTATATGGCATAGATTGCCATTCAGTATAACGTCTTATTTTTCGCATTTCATAAGATGTTTTACCTGCACAAATTATTTTACAACCAAATGATGATTCTTGTAAAAGAGGATTTATCGGCATACCACATCTAGTTGGATCACTGTTTTGATTATCATCTGCACCATAAAATCGCCATTCAGCAGATTGATCAACAATATCTTTATAAATAATAGCACATCGATTATTTGTGCATGTTAAAAATCCTTCGTCAGAGAATGCTAAACTAGATTCACATTGATCGCATTTTTCTCTATTACCACTAGCTCTATACATACATTCTAATGGATCATTTGTTTTCCCTAATTCTTTTCCTAATTCTTTATCAAATATATTCCATAATTCTACTTTATTAATGGGTTCCTTACGTTTTTTACTTTGTTCTTTATTCATACTTAATTATACTTTCATAAAAATATTAGGATTTTAATTCAATTTTATTTTATAATAATATACAAATGGGAAATAATGTTTCATCACAACATAATAATAAATTAGATTACATTGCTACAAATTATATATTATCAATGAATTTCCAAAGTTTAAGAAAAATGCACGATAAAGCATATTGCAATAAGTTAACTGGTCTAACTAGTACTATATTAGCTCAGTATTTTAAACATAAAGATATTCATACTTTACTAAATAGAGTTAAATATGGAGAGGATAATAAAGATAAAGATAAAGATATTACAGCAGAAGACAATACACAAATATGTAATGCTATATCTATTTTTTATGTTAAAATTGCACATATTTTTGCAGCAATAATGATGGCCTTAAATCCAAAATATGTATTTACTGATAAAAATGGTAAACAAATAATTATAGATATACATGATAAACATAAAATACCAAGAGGTATAAAACCAGAAATACAAAATATCGGATTATGTAATAATTTACTAAATATTTTAACTATTAAAGATTTTACAGATAAACCAAAATTTTGTTCTAGAAATAAACAAGGAGAAACATTAACAGAAATGCCTGAATTTATGGAGTTATATTATGATTCTGAATACAATTCTATAACTGGCAATTTTGAAGGAATGTCTGCAAAAATGAAAAATTTGTTTGAAAAAGATTTGCAAAGTTTTTATTATCATTTTAGCGGAAATCTTATTATGCCAAATGCAGTAAAAAAATTTAGTGATATTAAATTAAAACAGTATGATAATTTAAATTTATGTAAAAACCCTAAAATAGAACCAGTTCATTATAGAAATAAATTATTTACTAAATATGCTGCAAATTTAAAAGAAATGATGATTTTTGTAAATACCAAACAAACTGCTTTATTAAATATTTTAGATAGTTTATTTATGACTACTGATGGAGATATACGAATTAATTCAAAAATAACTGAGCATAATATTCAAAATATTATTGATGATACAAGAAATAATATTCTTGAACTCTATTTAAAGTGTGAAGATGATTTTACAGAAAATATTAAATTACACGAAGCTATCATTGAATCGTTAATTATTTTAACTACTGAAGGACAAATTATTAATTTAAATGAATTGCTTAAAAAGAATACCGAAAAAACAGGATCTTCTGATGAATCTACATCTTAATACATCTTAATACATCTTAATACCTCTTAAATAAATTATTATACAATACAATAATTTATTCTTTATTCTTTAACTAATTTAATATTGGGCTAATCCCATAGCTTGGGCTAATGATCGTCCTCTTGATCTTTGTTGTCCTCTTGATCTTTGTCTTGATCTTTGTCTTGATCTTTGTTGTCCTCTTGATCTTTGTCTTGATCTTTGTCTTGATCTTTGTTGTCCTCTGGATCTTGTTCTCCCTCTAGTTCTCATTCTTGACGCCATTATATATATAACTTACAAAATATTTATTTTCCTAAATAATTTATTTATTTACGGGATTGTTGTAAAGAATGTTGCAATTGTCGTTGTCTTTTAACAGCTACATTTAAAGAATGTTGTAATGATCTTTTATGGGTCATTGCCTTTCCTAATGAACGCTTGATTTGTCTTGTTCTCTTGTTTCCCATTGATCTTTTGTGTGCTCTTGTTCTTCTTGCCATTATATATAATACAAATAAAAAAGTTTTTCTTAAATTAAAATTCCTAAATTAAACTTACTTTATTTACCCATTTTATTTACCCATTTTATTTACCCATTTTATTTACCAAATTGTACTTGTGGAAGGCCAATACATGTCATCTCCCTTTTTAATATTATAAATACTCCTAAACAATTCTAAACGAGATAATGGAACATTCACTCTATATTTATCTAAAGGATGTGGATTTACTTTTAATTGTGATTTTATCGCATTTTTATACACGTGTTGTTTATTTGATATTGCTACATATACAAAGAATGCTTGAAAAGATAAATCTTTAATAGGAATCACATCATCATTTTTATCTTGAAAATCTTTCAAATATTCTTCACATATTGCTAAACCAGAAATGTCTGCCATATTTTCACCAATAGCTATAGATGCATCAAAAATAATCCCATCTCTCTTTGCACATACTTCATATTGTTTAGTAATATCATCTTGTATTTTCTTAATCTTTGCTTGATCTGTTGGAGATGCCCAATTTACTAAATTACCTTTATAATCATATTTTGATCCAAAATCATCTAAAGAATGTGACATTTCGTGTGCTAAAGTAAATCCAATACGCGCTAAATTATATTCAATCCCTCTCTCTTCTAAATCAATAAATGGTTTTTGCAAATATGCTAAAGGAATATAGATAGAATTTTCTGTAGGTGTATAAAATGCATTTACAATATACGGTTGTTTTCCAATAAGTTTTAAATTTTTCCAATCTATATATGGTATATCAATTACATCCCGACCTTCTAAATTTAAAAACTTTTGTGTTTTCCATTGCGTAATTTTCAACATATTTCCCCAAGCATCATTAGCGGAGTAATTTAATAAAGGATCATAACGCATTTTATCTGGATAACCAATTATTAAATTAAGATTATTTAATTTTAATAATGCTTGTTTTTTAGAATAAGCATCAAACCAAGAATGACGAGTTATTCTTCTTTTAAATACATCAATTAAATCTTGACCCATACTTTTAGTATAATCAATTGCTGCTGGATTTTTATTCTTTGCAATATATTCTTCAGATAATAAAGTATTAAATGTAAAAGAGAGACCAATTACGGCAACTACTTCTGGTGGATATGGCACTTGCATACCTGATAATAATTTGTCATTAAATTCATAATAGACTAATCTCCATTGTTTATGAAAACGAATAATTTGTCTTAAAAAAATATAATACCAATAACTCTTCCATTTTTTAGAAGACCATTCCTCATTTAATTTTTTCATCATACAAGATAAGTAATTCAAACTAGAACAAATATAAAAATCGGGCACTTGTTTATATCCTAAACATTTACAAAATTGTGTCCAATCAAATCCATATTTTTTCAATGAGTCTTCTGGTTTAACTATATTATAGAAATCAAATGAATCATTTTTAATTTGAGTGCAATCCATTGCTGCCAATATTTCTACTTCTACTTGAAATACATCCGCTGCATTTAATTCGTGATTTTTTCCAAGGGTTAATTCAAATACTTTGTTAATATATGCCAAATATTCTTGTTTAATATGTTTTCTAAATGTAATGTATTCTTGCGGATGTCCTTTAATATCATCAGAATATAAATTATAATCATATAATGTTAATTGTGGATTTGAAATAATATTTCTAAATGTATTTCCTTTTTTCTCATCAGGCATTACTGCCCATACAATTGGACTACCCCAACTAATAATTTCATTTTTATTAATTAATGCTAAGTAATCCCATAAATTATTTGCTTTTATTTGCTGATTATATATTTCACCAAATGCTATAATATGTTGTTTAATTGGTGCTTCATTTAAATTTAAAAAAGAATGAAATACACTACTTATTTCAGTTGCTTTATCAGATTTATTTTTTTTAATATAATCCTTAACTAAAATTATTAATTCTTGATATACTTTATCTTGTACTTCTCTAAATTCATCTATTTGTGAATAATATTTTTTTACAGTTTTATTTTCTTGTTTTTGCATCATATCTAACCAAATAAAATTAATATATGTATAATAATCACTTTGAGGTGTAATTTTAGATGGTGAAAAAGATGCTTTAATTGTATTTACCAATGCAGTATCAACCGCTGTATTTGATTTTTGGGGAATATATAAAGCAGATTTTTCGTGATCCCTTTCAAAACTTTTATATGATGTAGTGCATTGTTTGTTCTTTCTAGTTGTTTTAGATCTAGATTTATTCCTAGATTTATTCTTCATATATATTAGCTAAGTTTATTATCTAATTTATGTAATAAATCATCATTATAAATAAGATTACCTTGCGGTTTATATGCATTAATTGGAGTAAATACTTTTCCTGATTTGTTTGTATTTGCTGAAGCAGCTAAATTAGTATGTGTTATACCATTAAATATATTATCTAAAGATTTTGGTTCACCCTCATCTTTTTTATTTCCAAATTCATCAACTATTACACCAGTTTTATTTTTTAATTCTGTTCTGACATATGAAGGTACCCAATGATTCCATAAAATAAATAATGTATTTGGATGTATATACCGAACATTAAATTGATTCTCTCTTAATTTGCCAATTAAATATGCAATACACGCAGGTTGATCGTATTTTGGAACACCAATAATCATTTCAGGAACTACATACCAACAATATTGTTCATCCTTTTTTTGTTTGGAAGTTGTTTTAATTCTAACATGGATACGATTTAATAATTTATTAAATAATTCTAATGTATTTAAATCATATTTTTGTTTTTTATCAAATAATTCATCTATATTTATTTTTTCAGAAAAATCGGCAAAATTTTCTAATGTAAAAATACTTGACATTTAAAAGAATGTTAGAAAATAATATATTAAATATAATGTGATAGTTTAAATAAATAATGACTATTAAACACTTAGTTATTTCTGGAGGAGGTCCTAGCGGTATAAAATCATTAGGCATATTAAAAGAATTATGGGATCAATCTTTTTGGAATATAAAAGATATTAAAACTATTTATTCTACTTCTGCTGGGTCTTTAATATCTCTTTTATTAATTTTAGAGACGGATATAAATACAATAACAAATTATATTTTAAATCGTCCTTGGCACGAAGCATACCCTTTAGATATATCTCAAATTTTTGATATGTATAAAAATAAAGGAGTTTATGGTAATAATATTACAGAGATATTTTTTAAACCATTTTTAGATTCTAAAGATTTACCATTAACAATTACAATGCAAGAATTATTTGAATATTCTGGTATAGAATTACATATTTTTTCATTAGAAATAAATGATTTTAAAATTTGTGATATTTCACATAAAACCTTTCCAAATTTGCCAGTATTAACTGCGATTCATATGTCTATTGCTATACCTATTGTAATTGCTCCAGTATGTTTAGAAAATAAATGTTATATAGATGGCGGAATAATTAGTAATTATCCTTTACAATATTGTTTAGATCAAGACCCTAAACCTGATATAACTGAAATATTAGGTTTAAGAAATCACACACATAATGAATTTAGTAATATTAATACAGAATCAACTATATTAGATTTTTTAATCCATTTTACTAATAAAATATTATATCAAGTAGATACTGAATTAATACAAATTGTTATTTCTAATGAAGTTATTTATAATTCGGATTATTTAACATTACAAACATTATCTAATGCATTATATTCTTCTAATATTAGAATAGAATTATTTAATGAAGGATTACAATTAGGCAAACAATTTTTAGAAAATAAAAAAATATCTTAAACAGCTTGTTCTAAAAATTGTTTTAAATGTTGTTCAGTAGGTTTTGCTTCAAAATCTATAACTTTACCATCTTTTAATAATTTAATAGTAGGGTATCCTTCTATATTATATTGTTTAATAAGACTAGTAACTTCAGCAGTTTCTGAAGTGCAATTAATATCTGTAAAAATAACTTTTCTACCGTTAACGGATTTAGTTGATTCGGCAGTTTTATTCCATTCTGGTCTAGCAACTTTACAATGAGGACACCAATCCACGCTAAATAACATAATTTCTACTGGGGTTCCTTCTGACCCAGATGATCCATTTTCTTGTTCAGAACTACCAGAATTAGGTTTATATGAATTAGTAAATGGTTCAAAAATATTAGGTCTAAATACATATAATGCTGCTATAATTAATGCAGTTATTGCGCATATAGTAATAACAATTGCATTTTTATTTTCTGATGCAACTTTAATAAAATCAATTTTAAAATCCATTATACTATTTACATATAAAATAGTATATTTGTTTAAACGAAATAACAAAATAAAGAAAATAAAGTATATTTAATATAATGATATTTAGAAAATCAGACGGAACTTTAATAGAAATAAATTTATATGATTTTAAAAATGATTATTTATATTATACTAAAATAATGTCTATCTTAAATTCTAAATAATTTCTGTTTATTTATTATGAAGACCCAAACTCGTAAAAATAAAAATAAGAGTAAGGCGCAAACAAAAATGCATAAATCAAAAAATAAAACAAAATCCAAATTTTTAGTATATTCAGAAAATGATTATAATAGTGGTGATGGTATGCTTACTACAGTTTGGGGACCTAGTATGTGGCATTATTTACATATTATGAGTTTTAATTATCCTATTAATCCTACTAAAGCGGATAAAAAACATTATCGTGATTTTATTATTAACTTGCAATATGTATTACCGTGTAAATATTGCAGGCAAAATTTAACAAATAATTTTAAAAAATTGCCTCTTACTATGAAGTCAATGAGTAGTCGCGATTCATTTTCTAGATATGTTTATGAATTGCACGAACATATTAATGATATGTTAAAAAAACCATCTAATTTAACGTTTGAAGAAGTAAGAGACCGATATGAACATTTTAGAAGTAGATGCACTGATCCTCCAAAAGTATTTGAGTTAAATGTTACTAAATTAAGTAAAGAAATAGATAAAACTCAAGATAAAACTCAAGATAAAACTCAAGATAAAACTCAAGAAAAAACTCAAGATAAAACTCAAGATAAAACTCAGGAAAAAGGTTGCACAGAACCTTTATACGGCAAAAAATCTAAATGTATTATTAAAATAGTTCCACAAGAAGAAAAAGGTGCGTCGTTTCAAATGGATAAAAAATGTATTAAATTTAAACCAAATAAAACCAAACAATAATATTTTCTTTATAATGTGTATAATGGATTCTCAGTTTTCTACATTTAGAAGTGAAGGGACTTTAGGTAAAAGTTACTGTGTTTACTTTAATCTTATTTCTTTAATTGGTCTGTTTTTTATGATCTTTATTATGCTAACTGCAGTATATGAGTTAATGACAAAAGGTACTAAATCAAGTCAATATTATTTAGGAATATTTATTGCATGGCTCACATATTTCTTTATTTATTTCCAAAATAAATTACTTTATGATATGTGTAAAGGTTCTTTGCAATAAACTAACTAACTAATAAATAACTAATTCATTTATAAATTAAATATATTATATTGTATTTAATTTATTATACTTATTACATTCCATAAGTTGAATATGCTGTATTCATAACTGGACTTGGTAAAAAAGAATCATCTATTGTTTTATAATTTGGGACTTTTTTACAATCAAACGCGGGTTTTGGACAACGAGCACAAGCTGGACAAGGTTGACATTTTTCACCATTAGAACTAGAATTTATATTTACAGTTTTATTAGTAGTTCCACATCCTGGACAAACTGGACAAACTGGTGGAACAATTTGTGATTTAAGCATATATAAATCTTCATCTCCTTCAGGAATATTTGATCTAGATACTCCTTGTGGTTCTGAAGAAGCATAATTATAACCGCTATTGTATGCTGCAGATCCAGTGCTAGCTGTATATGGTGTATCTGTAGTATATACTGTAGCATTTGGACCACTATATGCTGTTCCAGAGGATCCAGTTGTAGCAGTATATGTATTTGTATTATTATTATACATTTCAGAATCAGAACTTACAGTAGGACCAGTTGTTGTATAAATGACAACTTGTCCATCAGGATATGTAACTTTAGCAAGATAATTATTATTATTACTATTTTTATATATAACCGCAGTTCCTCCATTTGTTCCAGTAAAAGTATATTTAGTTAATGATGCTTGATCAGTCGCTGCAGTAGAATTATAATATATTGTTCCAGATACTGGATCGGTTACTGTAATATAATAAACGCCATTAGCATAAACTACTCTTAATGTTTTCCCATTTGCATAATAAGTAGTTGGATAATTTATTCCTGAACCATGACTATAATCAGCACTACCATCTCTTGGAATTACATATATTGATTTATTTGGATCAGGATCACTTGTGACAACAACACTAGTGGTTGTATATATATCATTTGGTTTGGGTGTAGTTTGTTCACTAGGATTAGTAGGATCAGGAGGAGTAGTAGGATAACTAACAGTTATTGTATATTCAGTTGTTGTTGTTGTTTGAATATTTTTTGAATTAGTTGGATCAGGTGATTGAACAGTGTTTATAACTTTATTTGTTAATCTAGCAGTATTTCCAGTTGTGTCACTTGTAAATTCAGTTGCAGTTGTACTTGTAGATGCAGGACATTTAGCTGAATCTGTAATACTGACCATATTATCACCCGCTGGTGTGCTTTCACATTTATATATTGTTGTTCCTTTATTAGGGGTTTCTATATTATAGTTATTGTCTACATTATAAGGATTATATGTGCCGTTATAATTACACTTTGTACCACTATATGTAGATCCAACACACGCTATACAGTCACTATTATGAATTGAACATGATGAATTATTTGTAGGTGTAGAACTTGTAGATTTAACTCCTGTAAAAGTCTCTATTAAAGTTTTATTTGAATCATAAGTAGTAACTACATTAGCTATTAAAGTAGCTGTTGAACCACCAGTTCCTTTATAATCTCTTGGAATTTGTTCAGGTATTGAAGTTGAACTAGTCATACCTTCTCTTGAGTTAAAACAATTACCTCCACCTAGAAATGAACACAATACTAAACTAAGTAATAATATAATTATCAGAAATATTGCACTATTTATTCCATATTTAGAAAAATTGATTCCGAACATATATATATTCTAGGTAATAAAATAAAAATGAGTAAAGACAACAAACAATCATTAAAATCATTAGCGAAATATTTTTCAGCGGATCCAAATATACTTGAAATTGGATTAGATGAAGTAGGAAGAGGACCATTATTTGGACGAGTTTATACAGCCGCAGTAATTTTACCTAAAGATGATTCTTTTGATCATTTTAAAATGAAAGATAGTAAACGATTTCATTCTAAAAAGAAAATCGAAGAAATGTCTGAATATATTAAACAAAATGCTATTGCATGGTCAATATCTTTTGAAGATGAACAAGTAATTGATAAAATAAATATTTTGCAAGCTACCCAACAATCTATGCATAATTGCATTGCCCAAATTATTAAAAAAAATCCGTCTTCGTCCTCTCCTTCTCCTCCTTCTCCGGCTTCTTCCCCTTACCATTTATTAGTAGATGGAAGTTATTTTAATTCATATATTCATTATAATACAATCAGTAAAAAGTTTGATCAATTAGAACATACATGTATTACTGGAGGTGATGATAAATATACTGCTATTGCGGCTGCTTCTATTTTAGCCAAAGTTGCGCGTGATCAATACATTGAAGAATTATGTAAGGAATTCCCTTATTTAGACGAACATTATTCTATTGCTTCAAATAAAGGATATGGCGCTAAAAAACATATGGATGGAATAGTAGAGCACGGTATTACACCATGGCATCGGAGAAGTTTTAAACCATGCTCAAGTTACGCATAGATCCACTTACCGACTGCCACTAGCGGAATTGCTGCATGTATTCAATCTCTTTTGTCTGAGTAGTAATAATTTTATTTAAAAAAGGTGTAATAGAATTTTTTTTATCTAAAAGTCGTTTACTCATTAAAATAGCCATTGAGTGGTGTGGAATCATTCCTAATAAATATTGATCTTGTGAAATAAAGAGTTGAGTTCGTATTGCATAAAAAGAAAAAAGAACAATTAATACTCCTACTATAAATGGACTTAAATTTTTATAATATATAGACATAAATGTAATCATCCATCCAGTCATTAATGTAGTCATATATATATCATTTAAAGACCACCGTATATCATCTAATTTATCCACATATACATTCATTGTGCTTAATAACCCAGATAAAATCATTATACAAAACATAATTATGTAATGATTTGAATGTTGTTGATGTGTCATCTTCATTTATATTATATAAAATGAATATAAAACAAGACGAAAAATATTAATTACGTAAAATTGGCTACACTATTTTGGCTACACCTTTTTGTCAGATTGGCACCTATAAAAGGTGTATATTTGGTTCTACAAACCGACCGCCTCTATTAAATTGTTTCAATTAATCCTTTTTTATTTGCATACTCCCAATATCCAGGCTCATCTGGTCTAATCATTTCAGTATATTGATATGTTTTAATTTTTGTACCATCTTCTAATACTCTTTCTACAATATCGTGTTCCTCATTAGCGCATCGAACCAATGTATAACCATTTTCTTTAAATCCTTTTATTGTATAATTACCTCCATTAAAATCTGTTTGTTTAATTTGTTTATAAAGTTTGGATCCTTCTTTAAATCGTCTATTTTTATATTCTTCTTCTGTTTCTGGACGCGATCTCATTGTTTGACCCCAACTAGAAACGATTCCTAGTTCATACTCAGTTTTAAGAGCATATTGAACGGTTTGTTTTCGGGTATCTTCTTCAAAACTTTTTATTTCACGTAATATTCTATATTCTTTTTCTATTGGAGTTTCTAATCGTAATTTCATTGTTTGACCCCAACTACAAATGGACCCTGGAGAATAATCAGCGGCTAATGCATATTGCACATAATATGGTTCATCAACCTCTTTATTATTATTATTCTCTTCATTTAATAATTGGTGTTCTAAAGATAAAGTATTCATTTTGTTCTAAATACTATTAATATTTGTAACTAAAACCATTTCAATTTTTTTAATATATAATTAAAAAAATTGAGTTAAATATATAAAAGTAATATAAAGAACAGAAAAAATGAAAGTTAACAATTCTACGTGTGATCGGGGAGCAAGAGAGGTATACCCCTCTAAAATAGTTATATTTGATACCGAGACAACAGGGCTTCCTAAAAGTAGACAATCCTTAGTAACTAATACGGAAGAATGGCCTCATATTGTGCAATTTAGTTATATCATTTATGATTTGACTACAGATAAATTAGAAAAAGTAGGTGATTTTGTAATCAAATTAGACGCGGATATTGAGATCCCTGAAGAATCTAGTAAAATACACAATATTACAAAAGAAATTTCAGATGAATATGGAGTACCAATTAAAGAAGTAATTGAACAATTTATGAAGGATATAGAGGATTGTCAAATGTTAATTGCACACAATTTAGAATTTGATATGAATATGTTAATTGTTGAATTAATTAGAATGAATAAAGCTGCGGAATTGTTAGATGATGAGTTATCTATTGATTTTAATAATTCAGTTTATGAAAAGATTACAAGTATAGAAAAATATTGCACTATGAAAGAAACAGAGAAAAAATGCAATATTAAAGTAATTAGTAAGACTGGTAAAGAATATACAAAATATCCAACTTTAGGTGAATTACATTACCATTTATTTACTACTTACCCCAACCATTTACATAATTCTTTAAATGATATTTTAATTTGTTTACGATGTTACTATAAAATTCAAAAACAAATGGATATTTGTATTGTAAATGAGGAAGTTAAACAAATGTTAAAGGCACTTATTTAAACCTGTGAATATTTACAAATGAAGTAAAAATAAAATGTCAAGTTTCTATAAAAAAATTGAATTACTTTATTAAAAAGTAATTCAATTTAATACTTTTAAATCGATATTTAAGAATGAATTCTATAATTGCTGCAATGAGTTTGTTAAGTGTTAAATCACCAGAACAACCAATAATTAATGAGGAACATACATTTATGTGTGAACCTTCAGATCGTCCCTTTAAAAGGGCTAAGTTAAGTAATGATAATGATAATTTAATTGATAGTGTATTGTTTGCTACCCCATTTACAGGTGCTTTTGTTGGCATATTGTCTGGTCCTTTTACTGGGTTTACGCAGACCCAGACGTGGTCTAATTTCCTCGACGGCGGAGCTAAGGATGAAGAAGAATGTTGTTGCTGCAAATTAGCAGAAGAGGAAGAGGAGGAAGAGGAGGAAGAGGAAGAGGAGGAGGAAGAAGACCAAGAAAGCGACCAAGAAAGCGACCAAGAAAGCGACCAAGAAGACCAAGAAAGCGACTGCAAGCGCAATTGCCAAGAAAGCGACTGCAAGCGCAATTGCGAAGAAAGTGACCAAGGCGACTGCCAAGAAGATGATCGTGGTGAACCAATGGAGATCGATGAATGCTTAGAGGAAGAAGAACGCAATGGCAAGCGTAAATTCGATGAAATTGAAGAGGAGGAAGATGAAGATGAAGATGAAGATGAGGAAGAGGAAGAACCCGCTCACAAAAAATGCAGAATTGCTTAAAGCAATAAGTAGTTAGTTTAGTTAGTTTAATTTTGTAATTTAATAATAATTTAAAAAATGGTTGAAATCCCATTTTTTTATTTTGCTATAAAATAAACGAATAAGGAAAACAAAAGGAAATACAAAGAAACAATAAAAATTGAAATCCTTTTTCTCTCTTCTTCTTCTATTAATAAATAAAATGAATAAAGAAATAGAAAACAAAGACAAAGACAAAGGATTAAAACAAATATTAATAAAATTATCTCCTGATTGTTTGAGATTTATCAGGGAATATTTAATAACAGATGAAATGCTATTAAAAAGTATTCAATTAAAATATAAATATATTCCTACAAGTTTATTAAGTTATTCTTTTGGCATTGAACATTGCTCTAGTAATTTTGCAGGTAGTGGGTATGAGAAATTAATAAAATTAATGGAAAAATTTACACTTCAAGAAATTCATAAACATTTTCCAGTAACAACTGGACGTTATAATGAACTTAAACAAGAGACTATTATGAATTATATTAGACATAACATTATTTCACCGTGGATTGAGGTGGATTATATGAAACCAAATTGGTATACATGTGTTCGCAAAATAGTAATTTGTGCCGGATATAAAGATAAAACAATAAAAATGAAGAAATTTTTATTAGAAAGAGACCCAGACCTTATACGATTTATGAGAACCTTTTTATTAACTGATGAAATGCAGAGAGAACGAATTAGAACAAAATATTTGACATCTAATTGCGATACAAATACAAAAGTATTGCTATTTTCAATTGATGAAATTCAAAAGAATGATTTATTCCCTATAATTTTAGATGACGTTATTCCATCTAACATTATATGTTATAAGAATTTTACCGATACTACTCGACAACATTTATTAGTAACACAAAAATCAACCTTTCTGACATGTATAAAATCATTTTTATCATTCGATAAAGAAGAAATAGATAAATGGAAAAGTAATGAAGTTTATATTTCTGATTTGTCTTTAATTAAAGCTACATCTATTGAACATCTGGGCACTAACTTTGACGGATCTGGATTTAAATTATTACTAGACGCAATGGACATATTTACACTTGAAGAAATTCAAAAACATTTTCCGTCAAATGGAATATTTAATGACAATAAATTGTGGGTGATGATAAATTATATTATGGATGAAATTATGATTCCATTTTTAAGTAAAGCGCCATATTTAAGTACTGATAATAAAATGTGTGCAAAAGTGTATGAAAATATTCGTAAAATAATTGTTTGTTCAGAAACAAAGAGGAAAGCAATTTGATTTATTGCAATTCTGCTAGATGTGGTCAATCCATATATAGTTTTTCAATTAAAAAGATATAAAAAAATTGAAATCCTTTTCTTAAATATTATTATACTTTATTAATAATTAAAATGTCATTTGAAATACAAGTTTTGCGAAAAATGAATACACTTGGAGAAATTGCTTATCACAAATTACAACAAGAAATGGAAGTTCTTGAAGAAAATATTGATGCAATAGTTGAAGAAAAATTAAAAAAAAGAAAACAAGAATTAGAAGACGCACATTATGATATGAACAAAAAATTAAAAGATGAGTTTGAAAGAAAAGAAGAACAACTTGAAGCTGAGTTTGAAAGAAAGGTAGATAAACATGTAGATAAAAAAGTTCAAAAATTAACAAAAACAAAAGAAGAGTATAGAAAAGAGTTTTTAGAAGAATATCAAACTACATTCATAACTCTTATGAAACAAAAAGATCAAATTATAGCAGAAAAAGACTTCCATATACATCAACTGAAATTGTTTTATACGGATGATGAAAAAGAACGGTAGGTAGTTGTAGTTCTTTAAGTTGTTTTGTTTATATTTATGTGCCAGGAGCCTTTAAATTGTTTTGTAATTATAATAAAAATTGAAATCCTTTTTTCTCTCTTCTTTTCATTCATAATAAACAAACGAAATAGAAAATGTCAATCACATATCAATACAAAGCTAATTCAAATGAAACAATTATTGAAAAAATGGTAGGATCAGGCGAAGCCGGAGAAGGCGAAGCAATTATTCCTGATAAAGTAGTTGAAATTATGGATAAAGCGTGTTACGAAAATCAAACTATAACTTCACTTAGATTCTCCGCCAATTCTGCTTGTAAAAAACTTGGCGATCAAACATTTCAAAGTTGCCCTAATTTAACAAGTGTAACATTCCCTGAAGGAATGAAATATATTGGAAATCATACATTTTGTAATTGCCCTAAATTAGAAAGTGTAACATTCCCTCAAGGAATGACATATATAGGAAATCATACATTTCATAGTTGCTTTAAATTAGAAAGTGTAACATTCCCTGAAGGAATGACATATATAGGAAATAATACATTTGTTAATTGCTCTAAATTAGAAAGTGTAACATTCCCTGAAGGAATGACACATATTGGAAGTCATACATTTTGTAATTGCCCTAATTTAACAAGTGTAACATTCCCTGAAGGAATGACCGCTATTGGAAGTTATACATTTTATTATTGCCCTAAATTAGAAAGTGTAACATTACCATTTAATCCACCGGCAAATACATTTCCCAGTTCTACAAAAATAATTATATTAACACCACAAGAAATAATGGAAAACAAATTAGCAAAAGAAAAGGAAGACAAATTAGCAAAAGACAATTTAGTTCGAATAAAACCTTCACCATTTGCGCACTTGAAACCAAAAATGTCGTTATCAACAATGTCGTTATCAACTTCTACTCCTTCATACCACGTATTAATTGCACGCATTGAAAAGGAATCAAAATATAAAGAAGAACAATTAGCAAAAGAAAAAGAAGAAGCAGAAAAAAAAGAAGCAAAAGAAAAAGAAGAACAATTAGCAAAAGAAAAGGAAGAAATAATTAATAGAGAGAAATCAGAAAAACGAAAACAAGTTACAAATACAATTTTGGATAAAATTAGTGAAACCAATGATATATCCGAGTTTATGATATACATTAAAGCAACCATAAATAATCCACGAGTTTATTGTTGTTGGAAAGGATTTATTAAATCAAGTCAAGATAGGAAACAAATAGATGTGAGATTATTAGATGAAAAATATGATGATATAATAAGCAATTTATTATATAATCTAAATTGTCGTGTTAAAACTCATAATAAACCTTATAATACAGAATATATAGAAAATATTATAAATATGTTTATGATTAATGATGATCGTAGATTAGATTTTATTCATGAAAGAAGAGAGAAAAAGTATTTAGAGCAAGAAAGAATAAAACAGCAAAAAGAGATTGCTTTAGAGCAACAGAGAACTCAAATCCAGCAAGAAAAGGAAAATAAAGAAACACAAATGAAAGAAAATAAAGAAAGAAGAGAAAAGGAAGAGGAATTGGAAAGAATCGAGCATGAGAGGAAGATGAAAGAAAATAAAGAACGAAGAGAAAAGGAAGAAGAACTAGAAAGAATCGAGCATGAGAGGAAGATGAAGGAAAATAAAGAAAAAAGGGAGAAAGAAGCGGAATTGGAAAGATTAGAGCAAGAAAGAATAAAACAGCAAAAAGAATTAGCATTAGAGCAAGAACGGCAGAAAATCCAGCAAGAAAAAGAAAATAAAGAAACTAAAATGAAAGAAAATAAAGAAAGAAGAGAGAAAGAAGCGGAATTAGAAAAAATAGAATATGAAAGAAAGATGAAAGAAAATAAAGAAAAAAGAGAGAAAGAAGCAGAATTGGAATTATTAGAGAAAGAAGCAATTGAACAAGCATTAGCAAAAATTGAAAAAGATAAGCGCAATATAAAATTGCAAGAAGAGGAAAGTGAAAAGACAAAAGAAAGAGAAATCCAATTGGCGTTAGATAAAGTTCAAAATAATACTTCAAAGGAAATGACCATTTTGAACCGATTAGATAGAAAAGCGAATGATTTGAAAGAAATTGCTGTAGAGTTACATCATCAAGGGTCAGATATTTTAGAAGTAGTTAGTGGAGCCGGCGGTCTTTAAGTTGTTTTGTTTATGCACCTTTAAGTTGTTTTGTTTATGCGCTTTTTAAGTTGTTTTGTTTATGCGCTTTTTAAGTTGTTTTGTTTATGCGCTTTTTAAGTTGTTTTGTTTATGCGCTTTTTAAGTTGTTTTGTAATTAATATATTTAGTGCTATACCGACGCCTCTATCGGAATTATAATAAAAATTGAAATCCTTTTTTCTCTCTTTTTTTAATTTATAATAAGTAAAATGAATAAGAAAAAGAACAAAAAGAGGAAGAAAAATAAAATAAAATAAAATATGAATATATGAAGAAAAATAACAAAAAATCTAAACAATTCTTTTTGATGATGGATAATTGGTTGAAACTTCAACAGATGGAAAAAAAAAATAAACGAACCAAAACATTAAGAAAATCATTAAAAAAACGCGCTAAAAAATTTGATAAAACTTTAAAAAATAAATTGTAATTAAAATTGAAATCCTTTTTTCTCTCTTCTTTTAATTCATAATAAGTAAAAATGAATACAGAATCAGAATCAGAATCAGAATATCCATGGGGTATTATAATTATTAGTGGAATTGTTATTGTTATGTGGATTTTTGATAAATGGCGTCAATATGATGATGCCGTATATGCAGCGCGTTATAAAAATATGAGAGATCATTATGGAAATATAGGATTAATTTAAAAAATTTGAAACCTAATTTCTCTCTTTACACCAATTAATATTTAACAGGGGACAAAAAACTTAAACATATAGCAATAAAATAATAAAATGTCTAATTCTATTATTTTATCTTCTTCTTTATTTGGTTCGGTTTATTTAATGTCTATATCATTAGGATTAATAAATAGGTCGCTTTTAGAGAATAAAAAATTACCGCGTGAATTAATTATAATAAATGGTTTAATATTTCTGGTGTCAAGTTCCATATTTATAGGTAGTACATTATACATTATCACATTTGTCCTATTTTAAATCTTCAAGGGTTTGATAGAAATGCCAGAAATTACTAAAGAAAAAATGAATAAAAACTCTCCAAAACGAAAATCCCCCTCAACAACCTATGTAGTCCTTAACTATTTGTGAAAGTTGAGGCTCAGTCATTGCTTCTATCATTGCAATTGCGTCAGCTTCATATACGTTAACAATTTGTTCATTAGCTTGATCATCACCGTTAATATGATTGAAAAACCTCAATTTGGTCAAATGTTGCCATTATAATATATTATGCTATTTTTTATTTTTTTATTTTTTTTATTTTTTTTTTGAGATTTTTGGTTAGGTTTTGTAAAATTTTTATTAGTTTTGTTTTGTTTAAGTTCTGGGTTTTTTTGTCTTTGTTTTTTGGACCATTGTTTTTTGGACCATTGTT